CTACTCACGCCACAGAATATGGCACAGCTTGTGGTCTTTCTCGCGGCACAGCAGCACGCGGGCAAACACGTCGGTGATCGGCTCACCGTCGGCTTCACCCAGCCCAATCACCACTTCGGCGAAGAAGTCCGGGTTGAGATCGAAATCAACGTGCTCGGCCCAGTCTTCGGCCGGGTCAAACAGCTCCGCGCCGCCGCGCTCCTCAAACTGCAGGTTGAACAGAATCACATCGGCCGGATCGAGGTTATCGACGGCCAGCTCAAGAAAAATATCGTAAGCCTGTTCCAGCGTTTCATCTTCGGTAAGGCGGTTGTTTAAATCCATAACATTTCCTGTAAGCCCGCGGGCTGGTGAACAACTTCGCCCGTTTTACAGCAAAGGGCTGAAGAAGTAAAACAGACGTTCGACGATGCGCTGCCACCATGCGCGGCGGTTCCAGCGGCTGGCGTCCAACAGCCGGGAGCGGGCGATATAATCGGCCTGCACGCAGGCCAGATCGGTTCCGAAACCATCATCGTCCACCACCAGCGTCACCTCAAAGTTCAGCCACAGGCTGCGCATATCGAGGTTGACGGTGCCGACCAGGCTGAGCTGGCCGTCGACCAGCACGCTTTTAGTGTGCAGCAACCCGCCCTCAAACTGATAGATCTTCACCCCGGCCTCCAGCAGCTCGGCGAAGAAGGCGCGGCTGGCCCAGCCGACCAGCAGCGAGTCGTTGTGGCGCGGTACGATAATGCTCACCTCGACGCCGCGCCAGGCGGCGGTGCAGATGGCGTGCAGCAGATCGTCGCTGGGCACGAAGTAGGGGGTGGTCATAATCAGCTGTTCGCGCGCCGAATAGATGGCGGTCAGCAGCGCCTGGTGGATCATATCCTCGGGGAAGCCCGGCCCGGAGGCGATGGTCTGGGTGGTATGGCCGCTTTCGGCTTCAAACGGCATCATATTGGCGTCCGGCGGCGGCGGCAGGATACGCTTGCCGGTTTCAATCTCCCAGTCACAGGCGTAGATAATGCCCATGGTGGTGGTCACCGGGCCTTCCATACGCGCCATCAGATCCACCCACTGGCCGACGCCCGCGTCCTGTTTAAAGAAGCGCGGGTCAACCATATTCATGCTGCCGGTGTAGGAGATGGCGTTGTCGATCAGCACCATCTTACGGTGCTGGCGCAGGTCCATACGGCGCAGGAACACGCGCAGCAGGCTGACCTTCAGCGCTTCCACCACGTCGACGCCGGCGTTCCGCATCATCGCCGCCCACGGGCTGCGGAAAAAGGCCACGCTGCCGGCCGAGTCCAGCATCAGGCGGCAGTGCACGCCGCGCCGGGCGGCGGCCATCAGCGCTTCGGCCACCTCATCCGCCAGACCGCCCGGATTCCAGATGTAAAACACCATCTCGATGTTGTGCCGCGCCAGCCGGATATCGCGGATCAGCGCCTGCAGCGTCTCATCGGTGCTGGTCAGCAGCTGCAGCTGGTTGCCCTTAACCCCGCCAATGCCCTGGCGGTGTTCACACAGCTGAAACAGCGGGCGGGCTACATCGCTGTTGCCCTCGGCAAAAATCGCCCGGGTTGACTTCAGCTCGTTGAGCCAGCGGGCGGTAAACGGCCACATGGTGCGGGCACGTTCGGCCCGGCGCTTGCCAAGATGCAGTTCGCCAAACGACAGATAGGCGATAATGCCGACCAGCGGCAGAATGTAGATTACCAGCAGCCAGGCCATCGCCGAGGTCACGGCGCGGCGTTTCATCAGGATGCGCAGCGTCACGCTGGCGATCAGCAGCCAGTATCCGAAAACCAGCAGCCAGCTCATCACGGTGTAAAAAGTGGTCATTAAGTGGAAATCCTGTTCGCGCCCGGGTGCTCAGAGTTTACGTGCAGATGACAGCGCAGGGAACCTTTTCGAAAGTATTCACCGATTTAACAGGTCTGATTGGGTACGGCGGAAAAAAAGGCTATACTCGCGCCGCAGGTTTTGCCGGTCCACAAATCCGAGAGAGGGTGTCATGAGGAAGAGCAGGAATGAAGTCGCGCGCTGGCGCATGATGCGGCAGGTGCACCGCCGCCGGTCGCGCTGGTTAGAAGGGCAGTCCCGCCGCTATGGCCGTATGCACTCCTTCCGCCACCAGGTGGCCCAGCAGCAGCGCCGTTCGATCCTGTTTATTACCCAGATCCCCTGAGCGTGAGTGACCGGGCGACAGACGCGCCCGGTTGACCCGATGGGTGAGCGTGGGCGGCAAAGCCGACCGCGCGCCACGGGTCAGAACACCCGTTTGAAGAGCTTAACAAGCCGTTTCGTTCAGATTCCCTTCGTGTGCTTCTGTAACCTTGCCACCCTTCATATTCAGTTGCTTATCAGGCTCCCTGCCTAATTCTGCCACCTACTGTTACCTTTCGTGTATCTTTGTCCATGAGTTTTTGTGTACTCTTTTGCGCACCCAAGAGATAAAAGTGTACCCAGGATGCTCACTGATACGAAACTGAGAAAGGCGCTAGGGCGAGAGCGTGAGACTGAAGAGATTATATCGGATTCCCACGGCCTGAATGCGAAAATATCGAAGACAGGGAAGATCAGCTTCATTTACCGTTACCGCTGGCGCGACAAGCCGGTCAAGCTGACCATCGGCAACTACCCCGCAATGTCGATCTTGCAAGCCAGAGAGAAGAGACAGACGCTACGCAACTGGATTGAGAATGGTTTCGATCCGCGCGAGAAGCTAAAACTTCAACTGATTTCAAGAACTGAGGCTCTAACCGTCAGTGAGGCTTTCGAGTACTGGATCGAGCGATACTGCGTGCCTGCGGGAATCGTGAAGGTAGCATACAACCGTCAAATTTTTGCCAAGCATATAGCCCCGATCCTGGGGGATGTGAAAATTGACAATACCACTCGGGAGCACTGGGTAAACCTCTTCGACAAAATGGAAAGTCGTGTGATGGCCCATCATATCTTCTCTCTTTGTAAGAGGGCCTTCCGATTTTGCCTCAACAGGGATGCAATAAAAGCCAACCCACTTGAAAAATTAAACCCCCGCGATGTAGGCCAAAAGCCCAGAATAAAAGACAGAATGCTGGAACCGGGTGAGTTAAAAACCATCTATGACTGGTTACGTTTCAGGCAGACGGAGGAGGCAAAATTCCTGGTCAAATTTGTCATGCTGACCGGGTGTAGAACTGCGGAAATCAGACAGGCCACATGGGATTGGTTCGATATGGAAGGCGGGGTATGGACGGTTCCTTCAGCCCACTATAAAACCAGAAAATCGGTCCGGCGGGCACTTTGCCCGGCAGCTGTGAAAATGCTTCAAAAAAGACGCAAATCTGTCGATACAGCGCACGTTCTGACCTCTCCGAGAGTATTCGCAGGTCGAGAAAGTGACCGTCCGTTAAACGCCCAGGTTGCAGCGAATTATGCCAAAAGCATCAAAATGGGGGCAAAAATGGAAGAATGGTCGCTCCACGACTTAAGGCGGACATTAGCAACCATGATGTCTGCGCTGGGTTGTCCGCCTTACGTCGTCGAAAAGTTACTCGGTCATCAGATGGCTGGCGTGATGGTGCACTATAACCTGCACGACTACATGGATGACCAGAAGCACTGGGTGAAGGTTTGGGAGGATAAGTTGTCGGAGATTGTTGGAGAGGAGTTTGGTCAATGATTTGAGATGCTTTTATTCTCCCATGCCTCAATTGTTGATGACCTCCAGCGGTTCGGGTTTCCTGGCAAATCCGGTTCAGGGAATGGGCAAATGAAACTCTTTGGCATCTTGTCGCTGTGCCGCCACTGAAATAGTGTCTTTCTGGAGATCTTAAACCTCTTCAAAACATCGGGGGTAAGCATGTAATGGTCTTGCATAGTTTATCCTCATGCAGCTGTTAATTTTTTCATACAAAGCTCTGGCAGGTTGGCCCGCACCAGCGCCTCGGCGAACTGCGGCGGCACGGCGTTGCCGCAGCGCGCTACCTGCTTATCCTTCGAATACGTGTTGCCGCGGTAATCGCGGTCGATGACATACCAGGACGGGAAGCCCTGCGCGGCGTAGAGCTCTTTCGGCTGCAGCATGCGCATACCAATGTCGACGATCCGGTATGTCACGCCCTCCACCTGAACAAACTCGCTCATGCCGTGCTGGTGCAGGAACTCCGCCGCCAGCGCCGCACGCTCCTCGTCGTAGTCGTGAACCGCCAGGCAGGTGCGTACCTCGCCGACGTGCTGGCCGCCGGCCGTAATGGTTGGCATCGGCTGGTCGGTGCGCTGGCCGTCTTTGCAGGTGCCGCGCAGCTTTACCAGGTGAGAGGTCACTACCGCGCTGTCAGCCTTCGCCGTGACGGTCTGCAGTGGCTCGGATGCATCGCGCGGTCGGCTTTGCCCGGCCCGGCCACCGCAACCGATAATCTGCGCCGTCACCAGTGCGTGGTGATCCGTGGTGGTGACCGTGTGGGCCGGGCCGTCCAGCGGTGCGCCGGGGCCGGTGTAGTTCCCGCCGAAATGTTTGGCCAGAAACGCGCTGGCGATGGCAAACTTATTGCCGCCGGCGGTTACCGTGCCCACAGGCTTATGGATATCCAGCACCCGGGGTGCCTGTCCCAGCCGTTCGCCGTAGCCCATCTGGATCAGCGTCGGGCTGACCAGCTGGCTCTTGCCGCCGCCGCCTGCGGTAATGGTGCCGCTGGGCTGATCCACCGCGTGACCGATGCTGCTGCCGAACTGCCGGGCAACCAGCGGGGCCAGTAACGGGCAGATGACATTGGTACGGTTCTGCGTCATCAACGTGAAAAAGGGCTTATCTACTGGGCGCGGCTTCATCTGAAAAGCTGAACCGCCCGTGCCAGCGAATACCGGAGCGATGACTGGCGAAGCGACCGCAAAGCCGTGTGTTTTGGTAATGGTGTGCAGCGGGTCATAAAGCGACTGGCCCCGGAAGCATTCGTATTTGGTTCGGTTGCTGGTGTGATTGCACTTCACGATAAACGGCGTCGGGTTGTCGATCACGAAGCGCTGGATGCCGCGGGCGATGCGCCGCATGGTGTTCTCCGCCAGCGACTTCTTACGGCCAAAGATGGACGGGCAGGGGATTTCCCAGTCAATACACTCCGCCGCGGTGCGCCAGGGTTTGAGCTGGCCGCTCTGCACCGCAAGGCTTTTCGGATCGCCGTGGGTAGCGTCCGGCCACACCACCGGCCGCCCGTCGCAGCGCATCACCATGAAGAAGCGTTTGCGGATCGTCGGCGCGCCGTAATCGCAAGCGCGCAGCTCGCGGTGTTCGACTGTGTAACCGAGACCGGCGGTCAGCCGCTGCGCCTCCGGCCCGTTCCTGTCAATCTGCAGGAAGTGGCACGCCTCATCGAGCGCCGGATGGTCAACTGGCACGCCGGTGCTGAGCATACCGACAAATGCGGTGAAGGTTTCGCTGAAGCGCGCGGGGTCTGGACGGCTATAACCGGGGTAGACCGGGCCGATAAAATTAGTAATCAGCCCCTCAGGCAGGTCTGGTTTAGGCGGGAATTCGATTAAAGGTCCCCAGCCTTTGAACTCCTCAACATTTTCCAGTTTTATCACCCGCGGCCGTGTTGCCAGCGCCCAGCGCAGTACGATCCACGCCAGCCCTCTGATTTCCTTCTTCACCGGGGTGCTGCCTTTGGCCTTGCTGAAGTGCCGGCAGTCCGGCGAGAACCATGCGAGCGCGACCGGCGCGCCGGCGGTGGCCGTCACCGGGTTGATGTCAAAGACCGATTCGCAGTAGTGCAGCGTCTCCGGGTGGTTGGTGCTGTGCATGGCAATCGCGTTCGGGTCGTGGTTGATGGCGATATCCACGCTGCGGCCAATTGCCGCCTCGATGCCGGTACTGGCACCGCCGCCGCCGGCGAAGTTGTCGACGATAATTTCTCTCATGCTGGAATGTTCCCGAAAGTGTTGGTGAGGGCCTGCGCGGTAGCGGTGATTACGCCGGATGGCGCACGCTCGAGCAGCAGGGTGTTGATGTGGTGCTTCACTTTGCGCTGGTGCTCCGGCTCCAGATCGGCAAGATGCTCAATTTGTCCGGCCAGGCGGTTGACTTCGATCGGCCACACGTCATTCTCCGCTGCTGGCGCTGCTGGCGCTGCTGGCGCTGCTGGCGCTGCTGGCGCTGCTGGGTGACTGCAGGAGGCACACAACTCTGCAGGCGGTGCAGGAGTGGCTGCCACCGGCAGGTGCAGGCGCGCCGCTGCCAGTTCTATCTGTCGCTGGAGAACCGCGCCGCGCTCTTCCAGCTCGTCCCGGCTGGTGTAGCCGAACCGTTCGCCCCGCCAGGTCTTATCGAACACGGCGATCGCCGCACCGAACCCTGCCGATGATTCCGACGGCTGGCCGGGCGCTGGCCGGTACCACTCCGGCAGGTCAAAGCTGATACGCCCGCGGATAAACGAAACGTGATCCGCATTCTCCGGCCACCACACCTCGCCGGTGGCGGCCTTAATCAGAAACACGTACCGGCCGCCCAGCTCGCGCATCGCCAGCGTGTGCGCCATGATTTGCCGCATGCCGGTGATGTACTGGCCTTCGTGCTGGCTGGCGCGGGAATAGGGCGGGTTGGCATAGGCCGCACCGCGCAGCTCCGCCAGGCGAGCGCTCCAGTCCTGCGTGAGCGCATTATCCTCGGCGCTGTAGAACGCCTCGCACTTCGCGTTGCTGGCGTCGGCGAACAGGTCGAGCACGAAAGGGCCGAACATCGCGTTGATGCCCCACCAGATAGCCTCCGGCGATCGCCACTGGTCGCCGACTTCCTTCAGCTTGTGCGTGGGGTCTGCGCGCAGGGCATCCAGCGCCGCGCAGTAAGGGTTAATGGTGTGATCGGTCATTTTATTGGTGCCTCGGAGGTCAGTGCTTTGGTCTGCGGGAAATGGTGATCTGGTAGTAGGAGCAAAAGTCTAAAACGTAGGGGCACTCGGCTGGCGCTTCGGTCTCGTTTACAACGTCACACCCGCCAGCATGGAGGCAGTTGCACTGCATGCAGCTGAGCCGGTTTTCAAAGCAGTTCTTCGCCATGTGGTAGCCATTGCAGCCGCCACCGCCGAACCGGTGCGGGAAGTCATACGCGGGACAGTTGCATGTAACCTGCCTGCCGTCCCAGTACGCTTTCCCGCATGAGTTTGTGTTTTCATGACCTTGCCTTACTGGAGATAAATCTCCGCAGTTAACGCCGCTATAAGCAGCAGGATCAGCACGGCCGCCGGGCGGATGCTGGCATAGAAGATTTGGTGGCGGGAGAAGTGCCGCCGGAGTCTGGTTTTCATGGGGAGAGGGCAAAAAAAACCGCCAATTTGGCGGCGGTATGAATCTCTAACTATCAGTGTTTTATGAGCTCTTTTTCTATATTTTCGGTGGGGATATTTGAGTGGCAGAGAGCAATATAATGATATTTTTCACCGAGAGTATACTTTTCAATAGGCATTCCCATACTTGAAATGCTGCCATTCTCACCACCGATATTTATCGTAAGATAATTTAAGTTTTCCTCAACGAAAAAAACCTCTACCTTGTCATGCGGTAAGAACGCTATAACTTTTTTGCTCATCTAATTAGTCCCTATTTTAACTGTCGTGACATGTCACAATAGTTATATCACTAGTTTCAACCCCTGCCACCCGTTTGTTACCCAGCACGCCGAGTCGCCGGCGCACGGACAGCTGATAACCGGTGCTTTGTCGCCACATTTGCCGCAGTTACCTACCATTTTTAGTAGGTCTTGCAGCTCTGCGTTATCCCTGCGGATCAGCATGGTCAAGTACTCGCTCAACTCATACGGTTCGCGACCGGGCCGCCGGGCGGCGCAGTTCTGCTCCAGCATTACTAGCTCCTGCTGGTCGAGTTGCAGCTCAATTTTCCGGGTGCCGCTGGCCGACTGGCGGGCGCGCTGTGCGGCTTTACGTTCTGCTGGGGATTTAGGCATCAGTCGTCATCCTCATCCCAATCGTCGTCATCATCGCCGCCGGACAGCAGCGGGTTCATGGCAAACTCGACCTGCTCGGCATAACCGTTACGACCAAGGTTGTGAAGCACCCCGTAAACCGAGAACATCTGCGTGCGTTCGGGGCCAACATCGATCGAGCAGGCGTGCTCATGGCATGCTGTAGCCAGCTGGGCGATTTGATCGAAAATCTGCTGTTTAGTTTGCATCACTACCTCCCGGAATTGGCGCAGCTGCCAACATGGCTTTATGCATGGCATCGTAACCGTCTTCCTCGATGCACTTGGCCGCGTCAATCATTTTCCTTGTCGCGTCAACCGGCACCAGCTTCCAACCATCCGGCGCGCTGGTCGCTGGCGCACCGTACAGAACCCGACGACCCCAGCCTTCATAGTTGACGCTGGCGTGATACTCACCTTCATCGACCTCTTCCCACTGCTGCCACTCTTCGCTGCCGTCGAGCTTACGTATCTGGTAAATTTTGCCGGGTGCGTTCTGTAGCGCCAGCACGATTTCTGCAAACGTTTCCTGCTCGGATACCGTAGCCCGGCAGTCTTCGTCATCAATCAACGCCTCCAGCCGCTCCCGGCTGAACTGCCCAATCATATTTTTCACTGCTTCACCTCTTTGCAGTAAGAGGCCGCCGGCGCGCGAGGGGAATCGTCGCTCCAGCTGCCGGTGTGCGAGCGAACATCCGCCAGCACCTGCTGGCAGACGGCCATAGACGGCATAGGTGTGATGCTCCAGGCGCTGCCGTCGCGCACCGGGGAGGCCAGAATCAGGTAAACAAAGGTGAGGGTGGTCATGCTGCCTCCTCCTTAATGAAAGCGATCCAGTGCGTGTTGGCGCGCTTGCCCGACGGGTGCCCAAAGGCCGGTTTCTCTGGCGTCAGAGCCAGAATTTCCCGCGTAGCAATCTGCGTTTCGTTCCACTTAAAGATGAGCGTACCGCCGGGGCGCAGCACTCGGAAGGCTTCGCGAAAACCAGCAGCGAGGTCGTCGCGCCAGGTGGCTTTGTTCAGCACGCCATATTTAGCGCGTAGCCAGCTTGTTTCACCGGCATACTCCAGATGCGGTGGGTCGAACACCACCAGGTTAAACGTCTCATGCTCAAACGGCAGGTCACGGAAGTCGGCGATCATGTCGGGGTCGATAACTAACCCGCGACCGTCGCATAAGATGTGCTGCTCTCGGCGTATGTCGCAGAACATTACACGGGGATCAGCGCGGTCGAACCAAAACATGCGGCTGCCGCAGCACATATCGAGGATGGTTTTCTGCATGGCTACGGCGTCCAGTAGGTAAGTTCTTCGGCTACGTGCCAGTTAGCATCGTATTGATCCTCAAAGGCAGGCTCACCGCTGCGCTGTCGCTCCTCAACGGTGATTGCAGCGTTGTGGCGACAGAACGCTTTCCACTCTTTTCGGCCACACTTCCAGCCGGTATGCCAGCCGAGGTCTTTCGTTTCGGTTCGCCAGGCGCGGTTGGCCAATTTCATTTGTGATTTAGGCATCCGGCACCTCCGCCGTGAACGCAGCTCGCACTTTCGGCTGATAGTAGTGATGGAAGGCGAATACCAGCCCAAGTTTGGTTGCCGCCTGGGTCCTCATGGAGAGCAGTCCGAGGTTCATGCAGATTGTGGTCGCCGTCCAGCCAGAGTGGTAGCCGGCGGCACGCTTCAGGACAGTTTCAGCCAGGATAGTGCGATAGTCAGTGCGGCCAAAATTACAGCCCCCAAACGCTGCGACAATCACTTCGTCGGTTAAGTGGGCATCAGGTGCGTTAGACATCTGGTACCTCCCCGGCGCGGATGCGGGCGGCGAAGTTAGCGGCTAAGTATGCGTAAGCATGATTTTTATTCTCACCGCTTTCTATGGCTTTTCTGGTCAAATGCTCAGCATACATGTCCACCCCCTGCGCCCGCACTTCGTTCAGGGTGGCTTCGGTGGCTGGGGTTTCTACGTTTGGCCGATACTCAGTGTCCGGGGTCTGCATCCACCCAACTACCCAGTCCTTGGTGTAATAGGTGCCGTCATTGGTGCTATAATCGTGGGAATATTTTTCCGGCAATGCTTTCAACGCGGCGAACTGACCATTTTTCAGCTTGGCAATAAACCACTCGCTTTCGTAAAACCCATGTGGGGGCCGACCGTCTTGTAGAGTACGCACTGAAGAATTTATCAGAGCCACATTATCCGCCGCCAGCGCCCGCACCTGCTCATTCAGCCGCGCCACCTCTGCATGCAGCCCTGCGTTGATTTCGCCGAGTTGTCCCAGCGTCAAGCCTTCGGTATTTTTGCTCATATCTCTCTCCTGCCGACCGTAGTCAGCCAGTGCCGACCGTAGTCAGCCAGTGCCGACCCGGTGGCCGGCAGTTGAATTTCGGTTACTCCGCCGCAGTCATTTCATCGGTGCGGATGTTGTAAATGTCGGTGGCCTTGTCCAGAAGGTCGGTGTTTGCAGCCAGTTTATGGGCGGCGTAACGGTAGGCCTTATCCAGATCAGCTGTGCTCTTTGCATTGCCTGCAGCCACGGTAAAATCGGCCAGCAGCTCATCCAGCGATCGGGATTCAAGAGGCGTTGATTCGGTGGTCGTGCCGACTACCTCGTTTTCGCTTGGCTTCTGGTTGATAAGGTTGTTGAGCTCCTGCCGGGTGCGGGCAGGTGTGACATCGCGCTCGGAACGCTGCTGGTCGAACTCGTCCGGGGTGTAGACGCCGAGAATGACGTCGGGGCAATACAGGCGCGCCCAGTACTTCACGGCCAGATATGCCAGTTGCTGCTTCGGTGCCGTTTTCCAGAGCGGGGAGTTACGGGTGGTGACGAACTCCATGTAAAGCCATTCGCCCCAGGTGATTTCCGTTTCACCGCGCAGCACTGCGCCCACACGAACGCACAGGCCTTTTTCACCACTCGCGTTTTTGTCTCCGGGCCGGAAGGTTTCCCAGCTGCCGCCGTACTCATACTTGAAGCGCCCCTGCACAGCGGTGGAGCTGGTGATCACCGCATTCACCAGCTGCGCCTCGTAACCCAGCGTGCCGTTGACCAGATGTGTTTTCTGCGCCACGGCGTAGGGATTCATTCCCCACTGAGCCGCCTGCAGCGCGATAGCCAGGCAATCAGCTGGCTTGCCAGACAGGTGTGCCGGAACGGTAGCTTTGCCCTGAGCCATGATTTCAGCAAATGCCTGCAGCTTCTGCAGGCCGGACGGGCTGAAGATGGCCGCTTTCGTGTCGGCTTCGCCCTGGCTGTGATGGGTGATCTCGGTGGTCATAATCAGTCCTTTTTCTTCGCCCAGGCGGGGCGGGTGATTTCTTCGATACCGCCCCAGCTGTCGCTGACCCGGCATTCGTGATAGGTGTTCAGGCTGCTGCGGAACAGCTCATAACCCGCGTCGGTATCTTCCGGTTTGATTTGGAAAGTGCGCACCGGGTAGCGACCGCAGTCGATGGTTTCGCTGACGCAGAGGAAAATAAACATCGGGTCTTCGCCGAAGTGCCGCAGGTATCCTTCGCGGTACATGGCATCCTGCATGTGATAGCGGAACTCTTCGATGTGGCGCGGGAAGCGATCCATGTCGGCCACTTTTTTCACGTCGACGATGATCGGCTGACCAGTCAGGAATTTGTCTGGCCGGATGCGGCACAGCTCTTCGGTTTCGGCATCCTTCCAGTAAATGGAACCTTCACAGTGGCCGTCTGCTTCCAGCAACCACCGGGCTGCCGGGTGCGCCAGCGCGCTCTCACGCATCAGCTTTAGCTTTCGATCCTGCTCGGCGTCCATCACCGTCATGCCGATGCCTTCACAGTCTTTCAGGAAACGCGCTTCATCCTCTTTCCCGGCGTTGGTGCGACGGTTGAATTCAGGCGCAACAATAAAGCGTTTATCGAACTCCAGCGGCTCAAGCAGCAGGCAGTGCAGGGCGGTGCCCATGTCCAGCGCTTTCAGCTTTTCGGTATCGACCGGGGCAGCTTTGCGCCATTTGAAGATCGCCGGGTTTGTGGCGATGTCGTCCAGCTGTGATTTACTGACGCCAGCGCCAGCGTGATAATCTTCGTTGCTGATATCCAGATACAGTCCGGGTTCCATCAGGCCACCTCACCTAAAAAATATTTATCGCTGTAAAGTTTCTCCGCCTGAGCCAGGCAGACCGTTTCGACGAATACCGCGTAGGCATCCTGTGCTTTGTCGGTGTGCAGACCAACGTCATAGGGGGACATGGCCAGGGAGGTGCGATAAAAGTCCATCGCGCACTCCGGGAACTGGCGGGCCAGCTGATCCGCTTTGTCGCAAATCCACTCTTTGCGCTTAGCATCGACTGCAGCGGCATCGTTGCGTAGCTGTTCCACGCGGTCAAAATTAAGGAATCGCCTCATGGCTGAATACTCCGGTTCAGAAACTCGATCAGTCGCTGCCACGGTGATTTCGGTGGCGGCGGCGAAAAGCTGGCGCCGGTCAGTATGTTGGCAGGGTGAAACTGGATAGATTTAAACGCGTCAAAGCCGGAGCCACCCACGCGGGCAGCCCCTGCAGTTGCTAATTGCATGGGTGTTTCCTCAGTTTGAATTAGTAGGTGATGCTGGCGTGCGGGATGCGGTTGTCTTTCAGGGCTGTCAGGGTGGCGATAGCCTGTTCACGGGTGAGGCCGGCATTCGACATCAGGGCGTTTACCACCGCAGTGCCGATCTGCTTACGGTGCGTTTCGTTCGCTGCACGCTCAGCTGCTTCATCGGCGATCCGCTTCTCTTCCGCCAGGCGGGCAGCTTCGGCCTGTTCAGCACGAAGACGTTCGGCGGCGATAGCTTCCTGCTTCTCACGCTCTGCCTGCTCACGCGCCTGCTGCGCCAGCAGGGCGGTACGCTCCAGCGCTTCGCGGGCTTCACGCTCTGCGCGTTCCTGAGCTGCCACACGGTCACGCTCGGCCTGCTCCTTCTGAGCTATTAACGCTGCCTCACGGTGGGCAGCTGCTTCACGCTCGATGCGCTGCGCCTCTTCGGCTTCCTTGCGGGCCTGCTCTGCTGCCTGACGCGCGATTTCCTGCTCATGGGCAACGCGCTGGCGCTCGGCCTCCGCTTTCTTCTCGGCTGCATCCCGGTCGAACTTATCGTTCAGCAGCAGGGCAATTTCGTGATCGGATTCGAAGCGCTCGGCAAGCGTCTTATCCCACGCCTCGTTATCGGCCAGAGCTTCGGTGTGCCAGTCCAGCATCTGCTGTTCAGCTTTAATGCGGTCCTGCTCTGCCTCCCAGTCAGTGACCGGCTTACGAACCTCTATCGTCAGCTCGTCCAGAGCCTCGCGAATTTTCCGGCGGCTGGCATCGACCAGGGCAGGGCGCTTTTTCATCTCAGCGACCAGGTTCTTCCCGGCATCGTCAATCGCAACCTTTGAGCTGCGAATGCTGGCCGCCAGACTGATGTAAACTTTCCGACCTTTAACCGTGTTCAGGTCGCCAACCACCGATTTTGATTTGGCGCGAATGCTCTCGATCAGCCGATCAACGTAATCGTCGCTGATGAATGCCGCTTCCAGCTCAGCCGGTGCCGATGGCAGGCTGTAAAGCGCTAACTCCGTGCTTTCTTCGCTCATTTCCTCTCCTTACTCAGGGCATAAAAAAGCCCTCCGGAGAGGGCGAATCACTTCACTCATGGATGACTAACATCGTCATGCCGTCACGTATAACGGCATTGCGGTGTCACTCAATGTCATGGACATACTCAAAATCACCACAAGAGCTGCCCCCGTCCGTCAAATCAGATAGCACCGGTGCTCTTACCAGAACCGCGTCCATGCCGCCCCAGTCTCGCCTCAACTTCCATGCCTGCGGCAGCGTTCTTCCCAGCGCTTCGAAAACTGCTGCACGCTCAGTATCAAATCCGGCTCGTGCGTCCATAACGAAATACTCAAATTCCTGCCCCATAAATCCCCCAATAAACACCCATCCCCACACCCAACCAAAACAGGCAGCTGATAACCAACATCGCCAGCCATACACGACCCCGATAGCTCATGGTGTGCCCCAATAAAAAAGGCCGCCTGAGCGACCTGATTGATGTATGTGCCGGGATATTTAGCCACGCCCGGCGCGTGGTTTCCCTGCTTTCCACAGACAAAGGAAACTGATAATTTGGTCATTCCACAGACAATTAGGAATTGCCATGTCAGAGAAAATTCGTATCCAGTTTTCCTGCCCGGATTGCGGCAGTGAATCGTTCGTATTTAGTGCCAAGCCGTACACGATGGACAATGTTGAATCCTGCGCCGATTGCAGCAGACCCATCAGCAAAGACGATATCATTGAGCACAGCAGGCAGGTGACTATTAAGCGCGCTGACGAGATTATCAGGGATACATTCAAAGGATTTAAGTAAACACCCCAGCTGCGACAGCTGACTCATTAACTCGGTGGTGTCCAATTCAATCGACACCACTAATTTTCCGGTTTCACTCATCAATCCCTCACTTAACAATGTGGGCTGCGCCTTTACGGCCAGTGCGATGCCCGGCTGCGAAAATCGCCACTTCGGGCAGGCACATTGCACCTTCCAGCACCGGTTTCCGTTTGAACTCATGGTTAAACAGGTAGGTGGCGCGGATGATCTGGTTTCGATACTCCTTCACCTGCTTAGCCGCTTTGGTTGCCACCGCATTAAGGGTTGATGGCGTGTAGTCAGCGCGCTTTAAGCTGAGCGTTACCCGGCTTGGAGTAGGGCGGTGCAATACTTCTGAGCTGATGCTGGCCTCACTCTGCAGATGAGCGCGACGCTCACGGCGGCGGCCAGCTGCGGAACCTGCAAATACCGTTCTGCGTGTCATAGATACCTCCTGAGTGAATTTTGGTGATGGCGGCCTGACCTATTTCAAGTCAGGCGCTCTCGCTAAGCTTCTCAGTCCAGCGGCATTACCCGGTCCTTGGCTCCACTTAGTCGCCATCCCAAAACTCACGCTTTGGTACTAATCTGGCTTTTCAGCCACGTAGGTGATCCATCACCGTTGTAGGTACTGCTGATCTCCGTTTCGTGTTGCTCCAGCTTCCTGCCGTAGAATCAAATTACAATAAAGTTTGTAATCAGTAAACAATTTATATTGTAATTTAATGCATGAATTACTCACTTGTTTGTTTTTAAAGGTGATTTATTTTTCCGCGAGCTTGAGCCTGGCACGTTTGTTAGTATGAATTTTCAACAAAGGAGTGGTTATGTCTACAGAATCAGATGAACTGTACGATGAGATGTGCAGGGTGGTAGGTGATATGATGTTCACGCTGCATGATTTTGGTGTGGAGTAGAAGCAGGTGGTGATAGCGGATGCATTACGAACGGCACTGGCTGGTAATAGCCCTGAGCATTCAGAGCTGTTGGTGAAACCGATGGAGGCTGCAGTTAAGATGCTGGATCAGTAGGCACAAAAAAGCCCGCGAATGACGCTGGCGGGCTCAAATTTAACGAGTTAAATTTTTTTAATTCTTTAAGAGCAATAGTAGAAGTTTATGCTTCACCACGCTCGATGCACTTGACTTTTTCATCATTCATTTTATAGAAAGGAACCCTAATAGGTGACAGGCCAGCTCGACTACAAGATGATTGTACGAATTCTCTCCAGTAAGGCCAGATGTGATAACCTACATTGTTTTGAGAAAATGCATCAAGTTGATCTTTTGTTACTTCATGTTTTGATAAATAACAAGCGTCAAATTCAGCCTCTATAACAACTAATGATTCGGAGCTTTCATTATCTTTATCTTCCTCCCGGATTAGCCTGATACCAAGAGCATATGTAAAGATGTAATGGTATCGTTTATTAGACCCATCCTCAGCTGATATCGCGATCTCTTCAATCTTCACCATTGAACGATAAGATTGTAGAATTTTCTTTATCTTGCTGATTGACATGAAATTTTCATCGGCATGAATTTTTAGCAATGCCTCACGCGTATGAACTTCAGATATATTAAGTAGCCGTTGGGCCTCTTTCAAATCTTCATTCATTAAGCTGCAACCTTCTGCCAGTGAGCTTTTTCAGTTTTATAAATCACGTTGGATTTTGTAACGACATCGGATGCAGTATCGCTCATAGTGTCTCGGTCATCCAAGGTAAAATATTCTTGCCAATCACAATTAAACAGCCTTGCGGACATATTGTCAGAGATAATATCTTCATTATTATCTTGAAAGTGTACAGCTGGTTTTATTCCAATTGCATGGCACACATCTGATAAAGTTCTCAAGGTCATGTTCTTGGAACCACTCAGAAGCTGAGAAACATATGCTTTAGTTTTTCCAAGTTTATCTGCAAGTTCTTTTTTCGAGATATCCTTATCTTCCATAATTATAAGGATATCTTCAGTAACATCGAACGTGAGCTCTTCGCCAGCAGCAACCCGAGCATGGTCATCCGTAGATGATTCAACTTCAGTAAAGTATAGGCTTTCATTTCTCATCGCCGTTTACCTCTATTCTTGTCCAATTAGCTTGAACGATTGTGGTGTCACTTTTAGATAACTTTCCGGTGTTTTTGTAAGTGTAGTGACTGATAAAAAATTTTCTTGGCTTCGTTTCCGAAAACCAACCATAAGCTCTGATCGGTATCTTTTTAAAAGCATAAAATTGCTTTGAAGGCCTGCCAGCTAAGCTTGGAAGGGGGCCTTCAGGAGGAAAAGAGTCTTTAGATAGTCTTGAACCATTCGATAGACGCTTAACCAGCGAATCCATCTGGTGCTTAATCGACTCTCTCCTAGAGACCTTTACACTGTTTAGAGATTCAGTAAAAGTATCCCAAGCCCCAAGGCAGTGAACAATTGTTAGCTTTTGACCAGTAATCTCGTTAGGGCAAACTACATCCTCAGTAGATGGCTCCAATCTTCACCTCGGCGGTTAATATATATGTTAACTTAATCATGTCAAGACGCAAGTTGCATCCAAAGTCAAAAGCACGTTATGCACAAACCAACTGCCACAAAAAGCTCATTTTATACGCTAAACCAGCCTCAGCTTAGTTTCAATCGCCACACCAATAATCTTGCAGTTACCGTTGATCGGCACCATAGGCCACTGCGGGTTTAGCCCGCGCAGGTACTTCTGGCTGCCGTCGATCACCAGCTTCTTAAACGTGGCTTCGTTGTCATCGATCAGCTTCGCAACCACCAGGCTGCCGTTCACCGGCTCACGTCCCGTATCGAAAAGCACGAAAGTGCCTTCCGGGATGCTGAGACCGACTGGCGAGGTCATCGATTCACCATCTACCAGCAGCCAGAAAGCTTCACCTTGCGTGTGAGCGTCGGACTCAAGCCATAAATCAATATCTTTTAGCGTGTAGGGTTCACATGCTTCAGCCCATGACCCAGCTTGAACGCGACTGATTACCGGGTATTTGTTGCCTGGGGTGTAAGGGCGATAACCCCCAACGTTATCGCCAATGATGGCTTCTTTCCCGTCGAGTAACCAGTCGATATCGCAACCCAATACCTTGGCCAGTTCCGGCAGGTAGCGTGGGCGTTTGGTTTTACCGCTCTCAAGCTGGACAATCGCCTGCTGCGTCGTCCCTGTTCTCTCTGCCAGTTCTGTCTGGGTTAAACCCAGCTCAGTTCTCTTGGCTAACACACGGGCTGCTATCGTCATTTCTCACCTCATTTACTGAGATGTTTACAAGAAAAGCTGTATTTGACAAACAAACTAAATTGTATTTAAAATACAAGAAAGTTTGTCAAGGAGGCTATATGCAAACTATCTCTGACCGCCTGAAACAGAAGCGTTCCGAACTGAATCTAACTCAGTCGGAGCTCGCAACCAGAGCTGGGGTGAAACAGCAGTCAATTCAGCAGATTGAAGCAGGCATTACCAAACGCCCACGCTTCCTGTTTGAGATCGCCAAAGCTCTTCACTGTGATCCTGTCTGGCTGCAATACGGCAGCGGCAGTACACACGCCGCATAATCAACACCCGCTCTCTAAAACGGCACCCGCCTACGTCGCTGAAAAGCGAATTTCATAAAAAACCATTACTAAACGTGGCACTCGCTACGGCTTTGTCACGTCTAAATAACTAATCAATAAGGACAAGTGTTAACTATGGAAACTGCAAACAACAGCAAGTTGATTAACCAGGTGGAAACCGAACTGCGTTCACGCCTGACCCACAAAGGGCAGCGCGTTCTGGCCGCTGAAGCTGGCTGGCACGAATCGAAGGTTAGCCGCCTGAACCTGCGAGATATGGCGACGGTTTTCGTGCTGCTGGAGAAGGTGTGGGAGACCAGCCTGATCGCCGAAGTGGCCCGCCAGGCGGTTGAGGCGGTAATGACCAAAGAAAAGGCCCCGAGCTGCGCGAACAGCTTCGAGGCCTGATTGCGAAAAGACTGGATCAATTCACAGGGGTAATTATGACAACGCTTTCCCAGCGGTACAAGCAAAAAGACAAAATCGGCAGCGACATGACCACCAAAAAAACCTACATGGTGCCGATTGGTGAGATTTTCCTGGAAGAGGGCAGCAACATCCGTTCCGTTGACCAGGAGCACGCAGAATACATGCGTGACTGCTGGATTGACGGGTCTGATTTGCCGCCGCTGTCGGTTGAAGTGACGGAGAAGGGCATCAAGGTGATCGACGGCCAGCACCGCTTTATCGGCGCGCAGCTGGCTATCGCTATGGGGCACAGCATCCCGCGTATCGAGTGCAAAGACTTCGTGGGTACCGAGCTGGATAAGCTGGCCCACATGGCGAAATCGTCACAGGGTAAGCCGATCACGCCAATTCAGCGCGCCGGCGCATACAACCGTGCCCGCAACCAGGGGCACACCTCAGCGGAAATCGCTAAGGCGTTCGGACGTTCGGTTGCTGATGTTGAATCGCACCTGCAGCTGCTGTCGTCTGGAGAGGTGTTGATCGGCATGGTTGAGTCTGGCGAAGTGGCCGCAAGTACCGCCGTCGCGCTGTCGCGTGAGCACGGTCCCAAAGCTGCCTCAGTGGCTGCAGAGGGGCTGGCAAAAGCCAAAGCTGCCGGCAAGTCGAAGCTGACCAAATCCGCGGCCATGCAGCAGTTCAGCGCCCGTAAAGCTCGGCGTCTGGTGGAGTTGCTGGTTGACTCGGAATTTCACCGTGATGGCGATGGCGATCATCTGCTGCTGTACATGGATACTTCTGAAGAAATAAACAGCATTCTCGCTGAATACCGTTCTGGCATCAGCACCAATGCAGACGGGGGAGAATCATGAACCTCGCCTATGACAACGTAACACCCTTAAGGCCCGATCTCCGGGCCGTGGAGCAACGCGTGGCCGATACCGATGATGGTTTCATGCGCGTAGCCAATGAGCTTACAGACAGCATCCTGATGGCGGATTTAACCATCCGCCAGATGAAAATAATGCTGGCTGTCATGCGTAAAACCTACGGATTTAACAAGCCAATGGATCGCATTACAAACACGCAGATAGCGGCGATGACAGGGATTCATCACACTCACGTTTGCTCGGCTAAGCGCCAGCTTATCGACCGGGGGCTTTTGGTGAGCAACGGGTCGAAAATTGGCATCAATAAACACGTCTCAATGTGGGATGAAAAGGAGGTTAGCCAAATTAGCGAAACATTAGCTGAACCAGCTAAACAAACATTAGCCAGGTCAGCTAATACCCATTCGCCAAAACAGCTAAACACAAAAGACAATATTCAAAAGACAAAAGACAATACTGATCCCCCCTTAATCCCCCCGGGGGAGAAACCCAAAAAATTCGACCCTCTCGAAGTCGCTATCCCTGTGTGGCTCGACAGCAGTGCCTGGTCAGAATGGGTCCAGTACCGGCAGCAGTCCAAAAAGCCAATCAAAACGGCGATGACGGTCACCAAAGCCTTCAACCTGCTGAAAGAGTGCTTCGACGAGGGCCACGACCCCGCCGACGTGATCAACACCAGCATCGCGAACAGCTACCAGGGGTTGTTCAAGCCGAAGGGCCTGCCCAAAAGACCACGTCCTGATCAGGACTCACCGCACTGGAACAGCCGAGAAGGCTGGAAGGATTTCTTATGACCCTGCAACTGGTGAACGCGATTAACAACCGCGATGGCGCTGCTATGGCGCGCATGGCTGGAGACCGGTACGAGCCGGAGAAGGTGCTCAGTAGCGAGGCGGAGGCGCTGGTAGACTCGCTTTTTCGTCAGCTGAAGCAAATCTTCCCCGCGGCCGTAAGCACCAGCCTGAAAAACGAGGCCGACGAGAAGACTACGAAGCGCCAGTGGATCGCCGCCTTCGCTGAAAACGGCATCAAAACCCGTGAGCAGCTGTCGGCCGGCGTGCGCCATGCCCGCGCCAGTAACTCCGACTTCTGGCCGTCGCCGGGTAAGTTCATCTCCTGGTGCAAAGACAGCGCTACCGTGCTGGGCGTTACAGTCCGGGACGTGATGGACGAGTTTCACCGGTACAGCCGTGAGAAGGGCTATCACGCTGGCGGTGCTGAGCAGTTCCCCTGGAAGAAACCCGTTTTGTACTGGATTGTCTGCGAAGTGCGCCGGGCGATGTACCAGCGCCAGCTCAGCGAGGCCGAGGTGGAGAAGTACGCCGCTAAGCAGCTCGATGACTGGTCACGGAAAGTGTCCGCTGGCGAAAGCATTCCCGATCCGATTGTCAGCCTGGAGGTGAAGCGCGACGTGATGCCAGTAACCAGCCACCCGTCGAAAGACGACTGCAAAATGCACTGGATGCCAAATGCTGCGGTGCTTGGATCAGTAACTCCGGCCATGTGGCTTTACGAAGAATACAAGCGCCGCAAGGCCGTGGGGTTGGCATGAGCATCGAGTGGAGTGACTTCCGGATCATGGTCAAGTCGATGGCCGATGATTTCGGCGTGACGCTAAACAGTATCGCAAAGCACGTCGGAGTGTCGCGGCAAAAGCTGAACCAGATAATGCAGGCTGGGCCATCTGAAGAGCAGCGCGAGCTCATAGCGGAGGCGCTTGGTTGCGCTGGTTGCGACCTGGTGGAGATACAGCGCCAGATGGGGGAATTAAGTGCCCTGGAGGATAGGACGAAATCATGACAGCCTGCCCGCCAGTAATAACCCTCTCTCCGACAGTCACGATCACCCGTACCGAGTTTCGCGGCCTATGCGACGCCCAGCTGCTGCTGGACGGTGCATGTCGTGAACAGTTGCAGGTCGTCCTGCAGCTGGGGAACAAACGCACCAGAGACGCGGTGAGCCAGTTGGCTGAGTCACTGCAGATCATCGAAAACCATCTGAGGACCACTACAGGAGGCTGAATGGAAATAACCATGGTCAAAAACGCCGGCGGTGTTTTTGTTCCGATGTTCGATCACGATTTACCCCGCCTGACGAAGTTCAAAAACGGCGAAGCCTACACCGCCGATTTCAAACTGACCCGTAATCCCGCTTTCCACCGCAAGATGTTCGCATTCTTCAAGTTCTGCTTTGAGCACTGGGCAGCCGATCGCGCCGGGCTTGAGCACGCCGACGAGGCCACGCAGTTCGACCGTTTCCGCAAAGACCTGACGATACTGGCCGGGTTTTATGAGCAAACGGTGAGGCTTAACGGCGACATCCGTACCGAGGCAAAGAGCCTGGCCTACGGCAGCATGGAACCTGACGAATTTGAGCGCTGCTACAGCGCAATGATCAACGCTGCGATCAAACACATCTTTGGCGGTACGCGGGACCAGAACACTCTCAACCAGCTGTATTCGTATTTTTAGGAGCCTGGCATGAGCAAATTATTCATAGCTATCGTCAATTCGATGACCGATGGAGAGTGGCTGACCTCTGCCCAAATCGCGAAGCGGGTAGGGTACAAAGCCCCGTCTGTGCGCAGCATGATTGTCCGGCTGATCGCCGACGGCGCGCTGCTGCGAAAAGAGGACCCGGAAAACCCGGGTGGCGTGGTTTACCGAAAGGCACGCGCGCCGATTGGATTTGGCATCAGCCGCAACCTGGCCGATTTCCAGTCACTGGTTCAGCAGGTGCGGCCATGAGGTCAGGATTCCAGCAGTGCCTCGACCACGCCATGATCCGCTCTACCAGCCGCAGCCGGCGCAAACCCAAACCCCAGCCCACCGCCAGCCAGATACCGACGTTTGACTATGTGCACGGCCTGCTGCAGGCGAAGTGGAACCGTATGCGGAGAACGCGATGACAAAGGCGACAAAGCCGAAACCGCCGAAGCCGAAGAAATGCCGAGTATGTCCCGAGAAGTTCCTCCCCCGTAACACCCTGCAAACCGTCTGTTCCCCCCAATGCGGCGCCAAGCTGGCCAGGCAGCAAACCGACCGCAAAAAAAAGGGAGAGGAAAAAGCCGCACGCGCGGCGTGGAACAAACGCAAAGCAGACGTCAAGCCGTTAAGCCACTGGATGAGCATGACCCAGCGGGCGTTTAACGACTTCATCAGGGCTCGGGACGGCAATATCTGCATCAGCTGCGGCAGCAGATCGGCAATCACCTACCACGCCGGCCACTACCGGACGACGGCAGCGGCATCACAGCACCGGTTCAACGAGGACAACTGCAACAGCCAGTGTTCGGCCTGCAATATCCACCACTCCGGCAACATCGGTCCATACCGCATCAGCCTGATAGCGAAAATCGGCCTCCAGCGCGTCACAGCGCTCGAAACAGACAACAACCTTCACCGTTACACCCGCGAAGAGCTCGACGCCATCAGGGCGCGTTACAGGGCGAAATTACGGGTGCTGATAAAAAAACAGGAGCATGCAGCATGAGCAACAAAAACCACGCAACAGGATCGCTGGTGCAACTCCGTGACCTGATTCGTGCCAGGCATGCCGAATGGTCACAAAAGACTTTCGGCGATGTAGGGCCGATTGGACCATTAAAACACCTGTCAGCAGAAGCGCTGGAGGCAGCTGAAAAAGTTGATGACCTGTCTGAATGGGCAGACATGCAGTTTCTGCTGTGGGATGCGCAGCGTCGCGCCGGAATCAGTGATGGAGAAATCATCTCGGCGATGGAAGAAAAACTAAAGGTAAACATGGCGCGTAACTGGCCTGAGCCGAAGGATGGCGAGCCGAGAATGCATATCAAGGACGAGGCTGAATGATGGCTGACTATCTTCGGCAGAAGTGGCGTTACCTGCGGATGTTCCGCGCGCGCCGCATGTTCGAGATCAACTACCGCATATTGCGGAACACCGAAAAACTTATGGGGGTAAAACATGCCGGTACGTGAACTGAATCTGACGAAAGACCAGCACGACTGGCTGAATAACTGGCTGGAGCTATGGGGCGCGTGGGTGTACAGCGGCAGGCTGGAAAAGCGAATGAGCAGCATGATCGCTCAGTGGATGGAGAGCGTCGAACCTTCCCGGGTAATGTCCCGCCCGATGTGCAATGACGATGACGGAATGTTGATTTCTCAGGTCGTGGATTCCGTCATGTGCATTGACCAGCGGGCTTTCGGTATTCTGCTCAGCTACTACTCTCACGGATCATCTAAGCGAGCCATTGCATCGTACTACCATGCCACTGCAAAACCCCGCAAGTTCGTCTGTGGCCGCAAGGGGGAGGGATGGCGCAAGCCATCAGAGGAGACCTGTCGAAAGGAAGTGGCGCAGATCATCAATGCCAGCCTGTACTTACTCTATTCCCCACTCAAAAATGCGCTTAATAGCCGCAAACGTGTCGAGAAGATTAGGCATGTTGCGTGATTTTGCGTGAAAGTGCTTGACGTCTATATACCCATTTACCCATAATAAGTAGGTAAGCTGCCGTAAGTGTTCTTAGTGAATGCCACGGCAGCTTTTTTATTGGCATCATCGGAACGAAAGCCGCTAATCGGTCATGAGGTGCATCGGCTCGGAATGCACGAAAGCGCGGCATCCGGCAAAATGAATTACGGTGGCAGCGCCGAAAAAGTCTGCCAGTTCGTAAAACACATCAGTGTGCGCATCCGAACCATGCTGGCTGGAAGGTCAGCACACCACACCACATTTCAAGCCCTGGCTAACCGCCGGGGCTTTTTCATTTCCCCCTTACCCATCCACACACAACACCGATCCGGAAACGGAGGTGAGAGATATGCGTATGCCCTATAAACAGGATTTCCTTGCCGCGCTACTGGCGGCAAAAGAGCAGGGAATCGGCGCAATACTGGCGTTCGTGATGGCTTGGCTGCGGGGTCGCTACAATGGCGGCCCACTGGTGAAGACACTCATTGACGGCGTGATGTGCGCGATGATTGCCTGGTTCGTCCGTGACCTTCTGGATTTCGTCGGGCTGAACACCAACCTTGCCTACATCGCCAGCGTGTTCATTGGCTACGTGGGGACAGACTCCATCGGCGCACTGATTAAGCGTGTTGTTGCCAAAAAAGCTGGGGTGGAAGATGCAAATCAGCAGTAACGGCGTAATCCGCCTCAAAGGAGAAGAGGGTGAAGAGCTCACCGGTTACTTGGACTCCCGCGGCATCCCTACAGTAGGCGTAGGCCACACCGGGAAGGTTGATGGCAAGCCCGTTGTGCTGGGGATGAGGATCAGCCAGGTCAAATCTACCGAGCTGCTGCTGCAGGATATCCAGTGGGTGGAAAAAGCCATCAATGGCTCTGTGAAAGTGCCACTCACTCAGAACCAGTATGACGCGCTGTGCAGTCTGGTTTTCAACATCGGCGGCCCGGCGTTTGCCGGTTCGACAGTGCTTCGGCTGCTCAATGGCAAAAACTACACTGGTGCGGCAGACGCATTCCTGATGTGGAAGAAGGCCGGTAAAGACCCGGACATTCTCCTTTCCCGGAGGCGGCGCGAACGTGCGCTGTTCCTGTCGTGAAATTCGACTGGCGCACGATGGTGTGGGGTGTGTTGTTGGTCATGGCGATCGTCGGCGCGAAGCTGGCCAGTTACTACCACAGCCAATACCAGGCTGCCGATAAACGCGCTGATGATGCCGAGCTGCTGGCAACCCAGCGGCAGCAGACCATCGACGACATGCAGGTGCGCCAGCGCGATGTTGCTGCACTGGACGCCAAATACACCGGAGAACTGGCCGATGCCAAAGCTAAGCTTGATGATCTGCAGCAGTGTGTTCGCTCTGGCAAGTGTGGGCTGCACGTCAACGCCACCTGCTCAAAGGGTGGCACCGCCACCGCCAGCAGCGTGGGCGATGCTACCAGCCCCCGACTTACTGAGTCCGCTGAACGGAATTATTTCACCCTCAGAGAGCGGATCAGCACCATCACAGGACAGGTGAGCTACCTGCAGCAGTACATCAGGGAGCAGTGTTCTAAATGATTTCTTCTGACACATCCACAGATCGAGGAAGTTAAAAGTAAAGAAAATCTTCATGAATCCGATAACTTTTACTCAAACGAAGAGGAGGATTTATGAAGTTAATAGGGTATACAGTTCTTGTTACATTCGATCTTAGCTACGCCAATTCAAGTGATTACCGCTATGTGAACTCTTATCTTTCCGATAATGGTTTTGAGCAGCTATCTCATAAAAATCATAAGCTGCCGAGTAACACCTATCTCGGGACTGAGACTGAGAAGGTTGGGGCCTACGAGTCGGTAGCTATCGGAGCTGAGCGTGTCAAAAATCGTGTTTATAGAGCAATTAAAAATGCCATGAACGGTGGTGGATTGAACTCAGTTGTTTTTGTTATGGTTTCCCCTGAGGCAGAAACGTTTTACTCATGCTCAAGGCCTATTGACTTTTAAATTACATTCGATTGAAAGATTGACTGACTGAGCTCTCAAGCCGCCCTAACCGGGCGGTTTTTTATTGCTATCACAATGCCTGGCGCGCCGGGTATCGTAATGACAGTAAACCCACTCCCCGAGGTACCCCATGGAAATCACTACCGAGCAGAGCAACCAGCTTGAGCTGCTGCAGACGCTGAACTATGACACCGCTGCGGCTAAAGTTGCTGTGGCCTTTATCAAGGACGACGCGTTTAAGCATCGCCTGTTCATCAACCAGTTCAACCGCACTTACTCTGAAACTGACTTCGTGGCACGCGCCACCAAAGCAGTGCAGGAGTCAGTCGAAGCGATCACCGTGCTGAACGAGACAACTGCCACAGCCACCGCCGAGAAATAACCACCTCCCTGAAGCGTCGGCCGTCGCTGTCCCGTAGTGTTAGCCATGAACGTGTCCACTCCTGCACGCCAGCGCACAGCGGGAACCAATAACGCCATTGCCGTGTTACTCCTGACGCCAATCAGGGGCGCTCACTCATGGTCGCCAGTCGCTGCGATGGTAGATGAAAGCGATTTTACAAAGTTCTGCAAATGGTGTCAGTAAAGCGCCATTGACAGAGTTTTGTGTAAGTTTCGGTAGGTGGCGGTTAACTTCAACGTCGGTGATATATCAACGAAACCAGCAGGAAATTCTGTTATGAGCAAATCAGAAGCGGAATTCGCGCGCCCGGCACCACCAGGCAGCCTGCTTAACGAGTTCCACCCCCACACACGACTGATCCCCGCTCCTGAAATCGGTGAATGGGTTCGCGACCGCATCCTCTCCAATGACGGACACCTGCATAATCCTGATCACGGCCACCTGATAGACGCTGATCTGCGCTTTATGTGGGCCTCCAGCGCGTTCACGAAAAAGGGCCGCACGGTGCTGGGCCAGGCCGAGGAAGTCGCCATGCGCGCCGGTGGCTGGCAGAAAGCTCGGATGGAGCAGCAGATGCATGAGTGGTTCGGTGAAGTGCCGAAGTTCATCATCACGCTGGCTGCCGATTTCTGCGCACAGTGCACGGATTTGGAGTTCTGCGCACTGGTCGAGCACGAGCTGTACCACATCGCCCAGGAGACCGATGAGTTTGGCGCGCCAGCGTTCACACGCGATGGTCAGCCAAAGCTGAAGATGCGCGGGCATGACGTGGAAGAGTTTGTGGGCGTGGTGCGGCGCTATGGTGCCAGCAACGAAGTGCAACAGCTGATCGACGCCGCAGCAGAGCGGCCGGAGGTAGCGAAATTAAACATAGCCAGGGCATGCGGAACATGCCTCATGAAACTGGCGTGATTACCTGGACTGACCTGGACGGATGGTGAATTATGGCGGCGCTAAAAAATGACGTAAAAGCGTACATAGTTCAATCGCTTGCGTGCTTCGACAGCCCCTCTCAGGTGGTTGAGGCTGTCCAGGTAGAATTTAAGGTGAAGATCACCCGCCAGCAGGTCGAATCTTACGACCCGACGAAGGCCAGCGGCAAAGCGCTCGCGGCGCGGTGGGTCGACATGTTCAACGCCACCCGCGCCCGTTTCCAGACCGAAATAGCCGACATCCCGATCGCCAATAAGGCGTACCGGCTACGCGTGCTCGATCGCATGGCGACGAGGGCGGAGGGGATGAAGAATCTCGCGATGACCGCCCAGCTGATGGAGCAGGCGGCCAAAGAGGTGGGCGACGCCTATACCAATAAGCAGAAGGTGGAGCATACCGGCGCGAACGGCGGCCCGATCGAATCTGCCACGCTGACAAAGGACGAATACAAGAAGGCTCGACAGGAGATGCTGGAGGATGACGACTGTTGAGCAGCGGAACTTTGCCCGCAAGATAGAGTGCGAAGAAGACGGGCTTTATTACTCCCGCTACTTCTTCAAACAGCGCACCGGCGGCAAGATGATCATCGCGCCGCACCACCTGGCGATACAGGCCGCGCTCGATCGGGTTATCAGCGGCGAGATAACGCGCCTGGTGATCAACGTTCCGCCCGGCTACACCAAAACTGAACTGGCCACCATCAACATGATGGGGCGCGGGCTGGCGCTGAACCGGCGGGCGCGCTTCATGCACCTGTCCTACTCGCACAACCTGGCGCTGCTGAACTCCTCCACCGCGCGCGGCATGATCAAGTCGAAGCTCTATCAGGCGATGTGGCCTATGGAGCTGCGCGACGATGCCGACAGTAAGGCGATGTGGTGGAACGAACACGGCGGCGGCGTGTACGCCTCGTCAGCTGCAGGGCAGGTTACCGGCTTTCGTGCAGGGCATATGGAGCCGGGCTGGCAGGGCGCGCTGATCATCGATGACCCGGTTAAGCCGGACGACGCTTACAGCGAGGTCGTGCGCGGCGGGGTGAACGACCGCTTTAACGAAACCATTAAATCGCGCCTTGCCGTCGAAACGACGCCGATGATCGTGATTATGCAGCGCATCCACTACAGCGACCTCAGTGGATACCTGCTGCGCGGCGGCAGCGGCGAGAAGTGGCACCACCTCAACCTGCCGGTCATCATCGATAACAGCATCAGCTATGCCGAGACCTACCCGGAGAACACCCACGCCATCCCGATTGACCACGGTCTGCCTGACGGCTGGCTGTGGCCGTTCAAGCATAACGAAACGCACCGCGTCGCCCTGTTCTCGCACCGGCGCACCGCCGAAGCGCAGTACATGCAAAAGCCACGTCGCTTCAATGCAGAGGGTGCGCTGTGGACAGAGGCGCTTATCGCTGCATCTCACCAGCTGCAGATAAGGCAGGAAAAGGTAAGAACGGTCGTGGCTGTCGATCCGCAGGCTACCAACAGCGACGAGAGTGACGAATCCGGCATAGTGGCCGCCAGTGTCTATGGTGCCGGTGACCGCAAGCAGTTCTCGGTGGATGGTGACTACAGCGGCAAATACTCGCCTGCAGGCTGGGCGAAAAAGGCCATGTTCGCTTACGACCACCACCAGGCCGATGCCATCGTGATCGAAACCAACCAGGGTGGCGATATGGCCGAGGAAACGCTCCGTAATGCCGGGTTCAAAGGGCGGATCATCAGGGTTCATGCCAGTAAGGGCAAATATGCTCGAGCTGAGCCGATATCCGCGCTTTACGAACAGGGGCGAGTGGCTAACCACGGCAATCTGTATGTGCTGGAAAATCAGCTGATGGAATACGTTCCGGCCACCGCCAAAAAGTCACCTGACCGGCTCGATGCGATGGTGTATGCGCTGACCGAATTAAGTGGTGCCTCTACCGGGGCAATTTTCTTCTAAGGAGCACCAGTGAGTGAATTAATGCCGCGGGAGAATTTTCTCGTTAACGCCCTGGCTGCTACCGTCGGCCGCCTGCGCTCGATGTATGCCGGGGTAAACGGCAACACGAAGCGCACGAAGCTGTGGGACGAGTTCGGCTACCCGGATCAGGTTGGCTTCGAGCAGTACTACCGGGCCTATGAACGCAACGCCGTGGCGCACGCCGCGGTGCATAAGCTGCTGGACAGCTGCTGGGTCGATAACCCAACGATCATCGACGGCGACCAGGCAAGGGAGGCGACCAAAACCACGCCGTGGGAGAAGCAGGTCACCCGGCTGCTGAAAAAGCACTGGCCGAAAATCAAGGATGCCGATCGGCGTAACCTGATTGGCCGTTACTCTGCGCTGCTGATCCAGTTTAAGGACGGTCGGGAGTGGCATCTGCCCGTTGACCGCACGCTGGTGGGGCAGCTGAAAGAACAGTCCATCGTGAAGCTGATCCCCGCATGGGAGTCGCAGGTTAAACCGGGTAACTTCGACACCGACACGATGTCGGAGACTTACGGCCAGCCGGTGAGTTTCAACTTCAACGAGCAGCCCGTCGGCGACGATGGTACTTACGGGCCGGTGCGTGGCGTTACCGTTCACCCTGAGCGGATCATCATTCTGAGCGAAGGCTCGGAAGACGAGAATATGCTGTCAGGCGTGCCGTTCCTGCGCGCTGGCTATAACAAGCTGCTCGACCTGGAGAAAGTTTCCGGCGGCAGCGCGGAGGGCTTCCTGAAGAATGCCAGCCGCCAGCTGGGTATCGCGTTTGAAAAAGAAACTGATATGCAGGTGCTGCAGGACCAGGCCGAAAAGGCAGGCTTTAAAGACGTAGGCGAGGCGCTGAATGAGAAGATTTCTCGAATGAACCGCGGTACTGATGCAGCGATTGTCATGCAGGCCGGCTCGCCATCGGTGCTGTCAGTTGCTGCTGCCGATCCGGCACCGACCTGGACAGTGACTGCCAACGAGTTCGCCGCCTCAATTCAATGCCCGTTCACCATTCAGTTCGGTCAGCAGACCGGCCGCCTGGCCTCTGATGAGGATAAGACGGACTGGGCTAAGCGCTGCAACGGCCGCCGCTGGGGGTTTATGTCAGCGGTGGTCACCGCAGTGCTGGAGCGATTCTGGATGATGGGGGCCATTGAGCCGCCTGCTTCCGGCGAGGTCACGTTGGCCTGGTCTGACTTACTGGCCCCAAGCGAGAAAGAGAAGATCGCCAATATGCAGGCAATGGCCGATGTAGCACAGAAAACGCAGCAGGCCTTCGGCACGGCTGCCATTGAGGCCAATGAGGTGCGAGCTGTTGGCGAAATGGAGCCCATTAAAGAGCCGAAGCAGCCAGACCCCAGCGCTAAGCCACCCGGTAAGGACCCGCTAAATGATGACAGCGACGACGAGGATCGGGACGCCAATAGTACCGCGTAACAAAGCCGACCCCACGCAGTCAGCGCGCCAGGTAGGCCGCATGTTCCGCGATATCGACGAGCGTTACCTCGCTATCAAGCGGGCGCTGCGGGTGCTGTTTGATCAGCGTCTGACGGGCGTAACGCGTGAGACCAACGGGCAGCAGAGCTTTATGGCCTGCAATAACGCCGACGAACCTGCAACGCTCTACCAGGTCAATGCCGGGACGTTTATCTACGATATGACGGCGGCGCAGCTGGCCGACCTGCTGCAGCGCGTGCAGGTGATACTCGATGACGCGCTGCTGGAAGGTGGCAGTCAGAATCTGTGGGCGCTGGGTTACGTTGCTGCAGAGTACGAGCGCGGCACGCATCAGGCGTTCACTAACCTGTCGGTACAGTCCCCGGTCTACGCCCAGCAAACTACGCTGGCGCAGCTGCTGAGCAGCCCGGCCTACCAGAACCAGATCGCCGCCGCATATGTCTCGACCTATAGCGACTGGAAGGGCATCAGCGATGCCGCACGTGCCGATCTGGCCAACGTGATCTCCGATTCGATTGGCCGCGGCGTCAACCCACGTGAGACGGCCGGCATCATCAGTAAACGCCTTGACGTGTCGATGGCTCAAGCGAAGAACATCGCTCAGACCGAGCAGGTCGGGGCGCTGCGTAAGGCTCAATGGCTGGAAACCGACTGGGCGCGTGAGCGGCTGGGGCTGAATACCCGGCTGCTGTGGCTTTCAGCGCTCAAGGCAACGACCCGCAGCTGGCACGCGGCGCGGCACGGTCGCACCTACACCACCGAAGAGGTCGAAACATTCTACGCAGAGCGCGGCAACCGCTATCACTGTTACTGCAGCCAGATACCTTGCCTGGTGGATGATGACGGCAAGGTGGTGAATGAGGGATTAGTTCAACGACTGAGAGAGGAGCGCCAGCAATGGCAGAAGGCAGCTTGAAACGAGCGGCAATGACCGGAACAGCAAAAGTGACAATTGTTCTGGAATCAAGGCTCGGCGTAAAAACATTTGAAACGACTGTGCCGCTGGATGCTGTCGGCACCGATGAACAGTTCAACCAGGCGCTTCAGAAAGCCAGCAACAACATCGTCGCGAATCACTATCGCAAAGAAGGTCAGGCTTCATAACGAGGACACAGCATGAAACGCAATCGCGTTAACGTGCTGACCGTCGTCAACTCCGCTTCAAAAATCACCACTGAAACTATCGACGGCAAGCCACATATCGTGGTTCGCGGCGTCACGCCCGTTGTCGACGATATCGTGATGAACCGGAAGTTGTACCCGGCAGCAGAGATCGGCAAGGCCTTTAACACCCTTGAGCGTAACCCGATGCCGTTCGGTCACCCGAAGGTAGACGGCAAGCACGTTTCGGCGCGCGACGTCCGTGCGGTGAACAACTATCACGTTGGTGCCTGGCTGCAGAACGTCAGCCACAACGACGGCAAAGTGACCGGCGATATGTATGTCGATCGCCAGTACGCCGAAGGCAGTGAGAAGGGCAAGCGCCTGGTAAACCGCCTGGACGAGATGGCAGCCGGCAGCAACGCCGAGCCGATCCACATATCCACCGGGCTGCTCTATTCCGGCATCGCCGCCAACGGCGAGTCGAAGGGCAAAAAGTACAACGAAATCGCCACCAACATGCTCTTTGACCACGTCGCCATCCTGCTGGACGAGCCGGGTGCCGGTACGCCGGCGGAAGGTGTCGGCATCTTCGTTAACGCCGAAGGTGACGATCAGGAAATCGAGCTGGCCAGCCTGGCCGAGGCCGCTGACTGCACCCGCGAAGGGCTGTTGAACAAAACGCGGTTCTTCTTCACCAACGCTTCCAATTTTTCATTCGACGACATCCAGCGTGCCATCAGCGACAAGCTGCGCGAAGGCCGCTCAGATGATAAGTGGCTGTGGCCGGAGAGCGTCTGGCCGGACAGCTTCATCTATCGGAATGACACCCGCTATTTCAAGCAGAAATACCTGATCGGCGATGACGGTAAGGCCGTCTTTGTCGGTGAGCCTGTAGAAGTCGTGCGCAAACCCACTGAGTACGAAATTAAAACCAACGGAGAAGAGAATCCGATGAAAGACCTGATCGTAAACGCGCTCCAGGCGGCGGGTAAGCCTACCGAAGGCAAAACCGATGCTGAGCTGATGGACGCATACAACCAGCTGGCGGCCGAGAAGGCTGCCGGGAATGGTGAAACCCCTGAGCAGAAGGCAGCCCGTGAAAAGGCCGAGAAGGAAGAGCGTGAACGGGCCAGCAACAGCGCTGAAGCTCCCGCTTGGTTCAAGCCCTTTGCCGAAAAACTGACCACCATCGAGAGCGGTCTGGCGGTTAATGCCGACAAAGAAAAGGGCGAGAAACGTGCCGCCGTTAAGTCCAAATTCGGCCTCGACGATCTGGCCGTGAATGCGCTCGACGGTGCTGCCCTCGACGGCCTGTTTGCTCAGTGCCAGACCTCCTTTGGCCTGAATGGCGCGTACCGCCAGCAGTCCACCACCAATTCATTCAGTGACATGCCGGAGTAAGTCATGGCTAAAGACGGAAAGCACGTAATTCACGCGGGCGGCATCTTCGCTAACCCGCAGCTTCACCGCGAGGGCGCGGCGGCGGCTGACCTGCTGCCCGGTACCGTGGGCACCTTCGTAAACGGCAAGTTCACCGCTGCAACCGATGGCAAGGCCGCAGCCATCCACTACGTGGCGAACTATGACTACCTGCGCTGCAAAACGGTCGATGACACGATCGCCGCCGGCGACTGGGTGGTTGGCTTCCACCCGACTCCGGGCGTGTTCCTAAACCTGCGTGCTGCTGCCGGCACCTACGGGAAAGGTGACCCGGTAGCCATCGCCAATGGCCGCATCAAGCCGGCCACCACCACCGGCGACACGCCAGATACTGTGTTCGCCTATGTCGAAGAAGATAAAGACCTGACAGCCGCAGCTGGCGATCTGGTTCGCGTCGTGTTCAAGTAAGGAGCGACAATGTTCGGATACTCTACCCGCCAGGCGACCGAGACCGGTAATCTGGAAATCAACCAGGCGCAGTTTCGCCATCTGACTTTTGCCCGCAACGCCAGCGCCCAAGCAGCCGCTGATTTCATCATGCGCACGCAGTGGCGCGGTGATGCAGAAGGTGCGCCGCAACTGGACGCCACCAACGCTGTGGACGATATCCGCCGCCTGTACCGCTCTTACGATCAGACGGTGCTGGCGCAGTTCGAGCCCAACACCGAGTTCACGCTGCTGAATGACCTGATGCCGCTGTCCCGCTCTGTTCGCCTGGAAGAGTCGGTGTACGAATACGCGCGCACCGGCGGCCGTGGCTGGGCGCACACCTCGATGTCCGGCCAGATCGGCGCGGCGCTGGATGCCAAAAGCTACACCTTCGACGGTACGATGGTGCCGGTGCACGACAGCGGCTTTAAGTTCAACTGGCGCGATCCGGTGTTTAACAAAGGCTCTGCGCTGTCCTCTCTGGCTGACGCCCAGTCTGGCTCCGTGAACGACGTGCGTCGCCAGTATGTCGATTACATCTGGGATGGCTTCCGCGACAGCGAAGGCAATTTCATCAAGTTCGACAACTACACCTGGAAAGGCCTGCGCGGTGACGAGCGCGTGGCGCACGTTACGCTGACCGTTAACTTCGCCACCAGTAACGATCCGGAAGCGATGCGCAAAGCCGCTATCGCGCTGCGTGACGTGCTGAAGGTGCAAAACTTCCAGTACGGCCAGCAGACCTGGTACGTGTCGGCAGAAATCATGTCCAACCTGGAGCAGTACTACGAGACCACCAACAAAACCCGCACCGTGCTGGAAGAGTTGCTGAAGCTGTCAGGTATCGCGGCCATCAAAGAAGAGTCCAAGCTCACCGGCAATCAGATTCTGATTGTGCCGCTGCAGGCAGGTGTCATCGCGCCAATCGTCGGGCAGGCGTTCGGCACCGTTGCCGATCCGCGCCTGAACTACAACAGCGATTACGTGTGGCGCACCTGGGGCGCTGCGGGCCTGATGGTCAAGCAGGACATCAACGGCAAGTTCTCCGTTATTTACGCTTCCAGCTAAGAGGTCACCATGGCACTTGTGAAAATTCTCTCTGCGAATCTGTTCGCGGGTGCCAGCTTCCAGAAACTGGAGGCTGGCGTGGTGTATGACGTGGACGATGCGATCGCTGAAAAGTGGATCACCGCGGGCAAGGCGGAGAAGACCAGCGAGAAGAAGGGCGAAAAGCTGGCCTTTGAGGTGGCAACACCGTCTGCACCGGTGGCTGCTGTATCTTCCGCGCTGCAGTTGCAGCTCGACGCGGCGCTGGCGGAAGTGCAGGTACTGAAGGATGCAGCTGAGGCCAGTGCTAAATCTCAGGCTGACGCCCTTGAAGCTGCTGAGCTGGCCCATGCCACCGCACTGGCTGCAGAAAAGCAGCGCGCTGACGCAGCCGACGCGGCGCTGGCGGAAGCAGTTAAAAAGGGGAAATAATCATGGCAGTGCAGATAACGGCAGCGCAGGTAAAACAGCAGTTATCTGCGCTGGGCTACACCGTCCCGGACTTCATGATTGATGCCTACCTGTGCAAACTGGAGGGCATCAGCGAATGCCTGGCGGCCTCCGGTCACGATGATTGTGACCTGATGCTGATTCAGGTTTACGCCGTCACCCTGATGGCGGTTACCGCGTCCAGTCAGCGCATTAAGTCGCAGTCTGCCCCGTCTGGGGCGTCACGTTCGTTCGACTACAGCGGCGATATTAAAAACATGCGCAATACGCTGGCCGCGCTGGATAAGACAGGCTGCACGTCCGGGCTGCCGATCGACGTCGGGACCAGCGTGGGCTTTTTTGATGTGGTGGGAGGCTAAGATGTCCGAACCGAAAGACGAGCCGGAAGAAAAGCCGGACTGCCAGCAATGCCCGAACTGTCCCGGTTGCCCCGATCAGCACCTGGAGTATCCACTGTGAGCAGTTTAGCCATCTGGAGTTACACCGCGCCATGCACCATCTGGAAGTCGCTGGGGAAAGACCGGGATAACCAGGCATTGGGTTGGTCCGCGCCGCTGGTCATCATGGCCGACTATCAGGGCGGGCTGTCCAAGCGCATCGGCAATATTGGCGCTGAGCTGGTGGTGAAAAACACGATCTGGTCTGAATACGCTGAGGCTGAGACGGGTGACTACATCCTGATCGGTGAGTCAGCAGACCCGGACCCGATAGCGGCAGGCGCTGACCAGGTGATGCAGGTGATCCGCTACGCCGACACCTTTAACCGGCAGGCGGACGATTACGCAATACTGACGGGAGTCTGATATGGGCGTGAAAGTGAAGGGAGTGAAGCAGGTAGCCAACAACATTAACCACTTGATCGACAGCTTCGAGGGGCGCAGAACGGTTCGGGCGATTTACTCGGCGCTTTACTACATCGGCATTGAATCGGCCGTAAAAGTGCCGGTCGATACCAGCACGCTGCTGAATTCACAGTTTCGTGATGTAACCACGCTGGGCACCCGGATCATCGGGAAGATTGGCTATTCCGTCAAGTATGCGGCAGCAGTTCATGAGGCGAAGGGTATTCATCTGGGCACCAAAACCCCGCGCCCGGTTAAGCCAGGCCAGAAACCCGGTTCCCGGGGAAATATCTGGGATAAAACCGGCGAGCCCAAATTCCTCGAAAAACCAGCTGAAGACGCGCGCGCGAAAATTCATGAAATCATCGCCAGGGAGATGAGCTTGTGACGCCTCCCATGTATCAGCGCGTCAGTGAGCTGCTGGAGCAGGCCGGGCTGTTTGCTGGCTTCACCATCCAGCGGCGATTTTGGGACGATACCGGAACTGGCAGCGACCGCTTTATCGTGATCCGCTCGAATGGCGGAAGCGCGGTAGACCGGGATATGGCCTCTGACCATTACGTCATGCTGGATGTTATCTCTGCTGTTTCCGGTGACTTCGCGAAGGCTGAAGCTGCTACCCAGGCGATCGTCGACTGGGTGCAGCAGAACCCGCTCAATCCCTGTATCGGCCAGATCACCAACATGGGCGGCATACCTTCGCCGGTACTCACTACCGAGGGGCGCATGGTGTGGCGTCTGCAATTTTCCTGCCTGTACGGCGGGTGATCACCACCAATTCGAACAAGGTCGCCCGGAGCGGCCTTTTTTATTATCTGAAATGAGGTAAGCAACTATGCAAGGCTGCTCCACTAACAACGGCCAGCTCATTGGCCGCGCCAAAACGCTGGAACTGGCGTATGGCTGCCCTGACCAGGTTCCGGCAGAAGGTGACTGGAAGCTGTTGGGGCTGCCCACGTCAGCAACTTGGGACCTGAGCCCGGAGGCGCTGACGTCGGATGCCGATAACGGCGGCTTCTCTGCCAGCCTGATCGCCAGCCTGGACCCTACCTACTCGATCGAGGGTGAGGTACGCGTTAACGACCGCACCGACGAGTTCGGCATCCAGCAGCTGGTGAAATACGTGGTTGATGAGGTGCGTGCGCGCCGTCAGCCAACCTTCTGGATGCGTTTCCAGTGGGGTGACTTCTACCACATCGGCTACATGGTGGCGACCGGGCTGAGCGACGGCGGCGGCGTTAAGGAAATCGTGACCTACAGCCTGGAGCTGAAGCTGAACGAGGGCAACACCTACCAGGTGATCGCCGCTGACAGCGATATCCCGGTCACCGGCGTTACCGTGTTGCCGACGACCAGCACTATCGCTGCCGGGGCCAGCACGACCTTTGCCGTGACCGTTAACCCGGCTGATGCCGACAACAAGCTGTTCACCGTGACCTCTTCGGTACCGGCGCGCGCCACCGCGGCGTTCGCTGGCAACACCGTAACCGTGTCAGCGCCGTCCGGCGCAACGGCCGGTGCCGCGGTGATCACCGTTAAAACGGTAGATGGCGAGTATGTCGCCACCCACACCGTGACGGTGACCGTGTAACCAAACCAAAGGGCAGCGAGCCTGCCCTTGCTTTTGCTTACAGGAGACGCCAATGACACCAGTGAAAGAGATCGGCGAGTGCGCCATTACCGCCGGCGAGGATGAATACTTTTTCCGGCCGTCATTTCTGGCGATGACGCGGATCGGCGAGCCGCGGGATATTGTGCAGGCGTTCTATGACGTGCATAACGATGAGGTGACGCCGCTGCTGCAGCGTGCACACGATGCGTACGGCAAGGTGCCCGACTGGCTGGTGAAGTACATCGGCGGCCAGCAGATGGCAAACGCGGCCGTCTCCGCGGCTATGAATATCATCGCCGCCTGCTGCGACCGTGACGTGTCACGCCTGACTGGTGAGCTGGTGCCGGGCAAAACCGGCCGACGGGCCTTCATGTACCGGCCCGGCCTGATGTCGCCGTCTGACATGGTGCTGATCGCGCAGTCGCTGATCACCCACGGCATCATCGGCAAAGCAAAAATCCGACAGCTGCAGCGCCACGAAAGAGGGCAGGCCACCACGGAGTTCCGCGCCTTTGAGTACGTCAGCGCCGCGCGCAACCAGTTTGCCATTAGCCGGGAAGAGGCGCAGCAGCTCTCCATGACTGAGTTCACGATGATGCTGGCTGCCAAGTACCCGGATCAGAAGGGCTACACCCGGGAAGAGTACGACGCCGAGGCTGATGACTTCTTTGCGAAGCGGGCGCGCCGGCGGGCGAAACTGGCTTAGCTCCGCCGGTTGCAATCAAAGGTCAAGAAGATCTACATAACGACCTGTACCCCAACCTTCGCTTGTCATTTTGCGCTCAATGTAATCTGCCTGGCTGCTATCACCTTGCTTTCTTAAAATGGCGCAAAGCGTGTTAGCTGGAGCGTGAGCGGGGTAGCTGAATTTGAGAGGAGAAAGTTTTCCAAATAGCCTTGCATACTCATCAGCCTCAGCCCTGTGCTTCTTCTTCAGCGAGTTGATGACAATCGCTGATATGGCCACTGACTTTTCACAGAGCAACTTCACATCATTGATTCTTTCGGGATGCTTTTTCGGCTTATACAGCTCTTTTATCTCCGTATGAAGGGCGAAATGCAGATCGACGATTTCTTTGTGAGACATAGAGGAGATGCGTGCAATCTGTGAGGAAAATCTATCCATGGTTCGGGCCTCGTTGGGGTTTCATTCAGCCTAACCTGAAGGAGTGGTGTTCATCTATCCTGATAGATAAACAGTACCTGGTGACAAGGCTTAAGTGTGGATTTTGTTGCTTCCATTTGCTACCGCTCCCCGTTAGGATTCATCTGAACGGTTTACTAATGGGGATAGGGATAGGGATATGGCTTTTGCTTATGATGAGAAAATTGATGATTTATTTATCAAATCAGAAACATCAAAAGATGTGTTTAAAGTAAATCGCTCCGAAGTGAGGCTGTTAGCTGAAAAATGTCACGCATATTTAAAGGCGGCTGAGTTATCAGGTGGCAATAAACACGCGGCAGAACTTGATGTAAATGATGCGACCGTTGATTTGTTGACAAAAATCATGACGTCTGAATATGCATCGATGGCTGATGACCTGAATGCTGTTCTTCTTGAAGAAAAACAAGCTTTGCTCAGGCATGATTTTGATTTGTTGGATAAGAAAAAACTGGAGGAAATGAATGAGCCTTCCGCAAAGTCAGACATTCAGCGTGCATTACCTTGGCTAATTGCGGTTGTTGCTCTGTTGATTTTTGCAGGTCTTTTTAAGAGTTAATAATGCAATGAATATTAATTCATAAAACCTCGCTTCGGCGGGGTTTTTTTATGCCCGGAGAAAAGCAAATGGCAGGTTCAGTTAACGCAGGCAGCATCATTTATGAAGTGGATATGGATACCGCCAAGTTGCTGGCTGCCCGGCGAGAAGTCGATGCTGCCCTGAGTGGCATGGGCGGCAGCATGGGCCGCCTGGAGGCAAGTGTTAATCGCACGGAGCGCGCCGTTGGATCAATGGAGCGGACGATGTCCAGCCTCAGCGGCATAGCAAAAGGCCTGCTGGCGGCGCTATCTGTCCAGCAGGTGGGTGCTTATGCTGACGCCTGGACCGTTCTGAATAACAAGGTCGCCAACTCCGTTAAACAGGGTGAGCAGCAGGCCGAGGTCATGCAGCGTATTTTTGACATCTCGCAGGCAACTCAGTCCAGCCTGAACGGTACCGCAACCCTTTATGCCCGGCTGGAGCGCGGTACCCGCCTGCTGAATACCAGCTCTGCCGATCTTGCCAAGCTCACAACCATCATAAATCAGGGTTTTGCCGTATCTGGCGCAACGACTCAGGAAGCCGAAAACGCCATCGTCCAGTTATCACAGGGCCTCGCTGCCGGCGCGCTGCGAGGGGAGGAGTTTAACTCTGTCTCTGAGCAAGGTAGCAGGCTAATGATTGCCCTGGCTGACTCCCTTGGTGTGTCGCTGGGTGAGCTGCGTGCCATGGCTGCACAAGGGAAGATCACCAACGAAGTTATTGTTAATGGTCTGCTGTCACAGGGCGATGCGATCGGCAAGGAGTTCGCTAAAACCACGGTCAGTATTTCGCAGGGCTTGCTGGTTGCCGGTAACAACGTCACGAAGTTTTTCGGTGAAAATTCCACTGTTAAATCCTTCGCTACTGGCTTCCGTGACTCGGTCATCACCATGTCTGAGAACCTCGAGTTACTTAGTGGAACTCTGATTCTGGTTGCAGGAGTTATGGGAAGTCGGTATGTCGGGGCCCTAGCTATGGCCACCACAGCTAAAGTGCAGGATACATTAGCCAGCGTAGCCGCCTCAAAAGCATCTGCTGTGGCTGCGAAAAGCGCGGAGATTGAGGCAGCAGCCAAGTTAAGAGTGGCTGAAGCTGATAAAAGTTCTGCCATATCCGCCTTAAATGTTGCTCAGGCAAGAGCTAATGTGCTCAAAGAGACGAACGCATTATCAGTAACTGAAGTCCGATTGGCGGAGGCACAGGCAATTCAGCTTCGCACTCAATTGGCTCAGATTGAAGCGGAGAAAGTGCAGGAGACGCAGAGGCTTAAAGCTCAGATCACTGAACAGGGGCGCATTGCCACCGCAACAAGGATGGCTCAGTTGCAGCAAGCGTCTGCAGCGCTAAGTGCACGTATAGCATTTGCTGAAGCGTCCGCTACTCAGGCAAGGGCAACGGCAATTGCAGCTGCAGAAGCGCAGGTTAGTGCAGCTCGTTTAGTGGTTGCGGATGCTACGGGTGTCGCTACGGCAGCGAACGGACGGTATATAGCCTCACAAGAGGCTACAACAATTGCCACGAGGGCTGCTTCAGCATCAACAGCATTTCTTCGGGGCACGTTAGGGTTAATCGGTGGGCCTGCCGGGGCAGCAATGCTTGCTGCAGCAGCTATTTATTACTTCTGGCAGAAATCCGAGCAGGCGAAAAGAGAAGCTATTGCTTTCGCTGACGGGCTGGATCGGCTTAACGATGCAATGAAGTCGATGAGCAACACCCAGCTACGCGGAACGATCGCCGACGCCAACGAGTCGGTGCGTGCTCAGGTCGATGCAGTCAAAACGCTGGAAGGAGAAGTTGCAACGCTCCAGGCTCGGTATAAAAACATCAGCCCTGAAGCAGAGCGGGCAGCGCAAAGCATGGGCAACCTTGAGGGGTACCTGCGCACCTCAGCCGAAGTAACTGACAACCTCCACAAAAAATCCCGTGATCTGGCAAACGCGCGCGAAAAACTGGCGAAAACGGAAGGTACCCAGGCCGAGGCCAGCCGGCTTCTTACAAATAACATGCTCACATCTATGGGTGTCCATGATGGTCTGATCGAGAAGGGCACAACCCTTGAGCGTGTTCAGGGCGCTGTCGCCAGGGCTTTTGGTACAACCGCTGATGAAGTCAGTCGCGCGAATCAGGCTGGGCAGAGTTATAACCCGAAATCTCTAAACATTTCCCCAGCCACCGAGGATGGTGACAAAATGATTTTGAGCTTGGAAGAGCAGAATAAGCTCCTCAAGATCAAAGACGAGCGGACTCGGGCTGTTACCAAAGCCGAGATGGAGATGTCCAAGGTCAGTAAAAATAGAAATCAGGTTACGGGTGCCGGCCAGTTGGCTGGTGAAAATTACGATCTGCAAAAAGCTGAAGAGGCCCGTAAAAAGGCACAGCAGGAAAGCCTCAGCCAGGATAAAAAATCCGCATCAGCCACTGAATCGGTCGCGCAGAAGCTGGCGAACCTGAAGCAGCAGTCGGAACTTACTGCAGACTCGACCCGGGAAATGACTCGAGAGCAGGCGATCCTGACCGCGCAGCAATCCCTCGGGGCGGCTGCCACGCAGAAGGACCTGCAGCTGGCCGCGCAGTACGCCGCCAAGAAATGGGATGGCGCTGCTGCCATCCGGGCGCAGGCGGCAGCGCAGAAGTTGATCCCTGAAACAGCCGAGAGCGTCAGCTATCAGCAGGATGTGTCCGACCTGAAAGTGGCGCTGGCGCAGAAGAAGATCACCCAGCAGGAGTACGATACTACCGCCGAGAGAATGGCACAGGATCACCAGGACAAGCTCGCGCAGATCCGCGCCGGGCAGGCGGTCACCCCGCAGCAGCAATCCGCCGGGCTGGTGGACCCGGTACAGGCGCTGGCCAACGAGAACGCACGTAAACTGGCACTTATCCAAGAATTTGAGAAGAACAAAACTCTGACCGAGCAGCAGGCGCTGGCGCTGCGCAACTCCCTCAACACTGAGTACGAGCAGCAGCGCGTGGCGGCGCAGTGGGAGATTTGGCGCAACCAGAGCACCGGCAACGAGGCGCTGGCCGCATCGTTCGACGCACTGGCCGGTAATGCATCCAACGCGCTGACAGGCATGCTGACGGGTAGCATGAGTGCCGAAGAGGCAATGCGCTCACTCGGCTCTACCGTGCTGAACAGCCTGGTGAACACCTTCGTTCAGATGGGCGTTGAGTGGGTCAAGTCGGCGGTCATGGGTACCGCGGCTAATCAGGCCGCCGTTGCGGCCTCTACAGCTGCGCAGGTCGGCGGGCTGGCAACGACCACCGCCGCCAGTACAGCCGCTGCTGGTACTGCTACCGCAGCCTGGACGCCAGCGGCTATCGTGGCCTCTATCGGTTCGTTCGGCGGGGCGGCGGCTATCGGCATCGGTGCCGTGCTCGGCGCGCTGGCGATGGGCGTGGCCGGTAAGCGTAAAAACGGTGGCCCGGTCTCAGCCGGCTCAATGTACCAGGTGGGCGAGGGGGGGATGCCTGAAATCTACCAGGCCAGTAACGGCAGCCAGTACATGATCCCCGGCGATAACGGGAAGGTGATCAGCAATAAGGACATGCAGGGCGGCGGTGCTATGAATGTTGTCGTGAACTTCAATGATTACACCTCCGGCGATCATGCTTATGACTACAAATCCAGTCAAGATGGAAACACTCTCACTTTAGAGGCTTTCATTACGGACATCGCTAATGGAGGGCAAGCCAGCCGAGCGATCTCCACCTACCACAGTGCACCACGTAAAGCGATTGGTAGTTAATCTTTAACTTAACTTATGTTAACTTGTAAAATACTGCGCGCTTTTTTTTGCAGATTGACTGCTTTAACATAAATCGAGGCTCACATGGCTACAGAAGAAAACGAAATCAAAACATCGGAAGTAGAATATAGCTATAACCACAAAGATGACACGCTAGTTAGTTACATTACTTGGGCAAATAAAGGGGTGTCGCTAGCTGTAACTCTGTCTATAAAGGGTGTTTTATATAGTGGAATGATAATCGGAGGGGCTCGATGGTGTGACTTGATGGCTGAGCAACTATCAAGTAGCTCGCCCAGTGAAGAAGCTACAGAGGCTATTAATAACTATTTTAATCATATTAAGAATGAAAGATACTCATCACCACCTGATGAATTTGATGCTATTGAGTTTATCCATCTTGAAGCTGTGAGAGTATTTCAAGGTGCTCAGCAAATTCAAACGCCTGATACAGTTTGGCGTTTAAAAGTTGGTGAAGTTGATGGGTACACATTAGGGGCTTGGAAATAAACAGCAACCCGCTTCGGCGGGTTTTTTATGGCGGTAACTATGGCTATCGAATACCCCGACTGGCTGCCGCTGGCGCAGAAGTCCAACAAAAACCCGAAGACGGATACCGGATTTCGCACCGAACAGCCACAAGTCGGCGCCCCGATCTTCCAGAAGCTGACCGACGACCTGAAAACCTCGCTCTCGCTGAGCTGGATTTTCAGCGAGTACCAGCACCGGGCTTTTTCACAGTGGCTGCGCAGCCCCAACTATCTGGACAACTGCAACCAGTGGTTCACGATGAAGGTCGGCACCGGAACGGGTGACACCGGGCTGGAGCTGCTGGAGCTGCATTTTACGGCTTACCCGACGTGGAGCCAGTCCGGATCGGTATTCACCTGGGTGGGTGACGTTATCTGCCGGCAGCTGGCCAACTCCGACGACGACTACGGCGACCTGATTCTGGAGCTGCCGCCGCCGTGGAGCAGCTGGCTCGACATCGTTGTCACTGAGACCATCCCCAGGAGTGAATAATGCCCACGCTGCGCCAGATAAGAGCGCAGAGACCGAACCGCATCCAGTTTGAAACCATCACCTTTCATCACAGCACCTTCGGGTATGTTCGCCTGGTCAACAACCAGATTTTCGCCAAGCGGCTGGCCGGCATCGACTTTGACGCCTGCCGGTTCGAGCTGACGGAAAGCCAGCAGAGCAGTATCCCGGTGATCGACAGCACCCTGAAATTCAGCCGCCTGGCGCAGGACTTTAAGCAGAAGCTGAAGGCCTGGAAGGGCTATTCCCGTGTCACGCCGATCAGCGCCACCTTCGCGCTGTACGACGCCGATATGGCCACGCTGCTGAAATCGTGGGTGCTGTACGTGAATGACTGCAGCATGGACGCCCTGGACGTCAACGTGTCTCTGTCGATGACCAACCCCCTGAACAAAAATATAGGCATCCTCTATGACCCAGCAGAATGGCCCGGCCTTGCAAGCACCTGATGACTTCGCCCGCCGGATGATCGGCGTGCCCTGGCTGAACCGCGCCTGCTCGTTTGATGCATGCGACTGCTGGGGGCTGGTGGTGCTGTGGTTCCGGCACGTGGCCGGGGTGGAGATTCACCACTCGGCGGGTTACGAATCGGCAGGCGAGTTCATCACCTGCTTTACCGACGAGGTGGTGTACTGGCGGCCGGTGGTGGTACCGCAGGAGGGCGGCATTTTTATCGGCTACGAAGGCCGACAGCCGATTCACGTCGGTCTGACAGTAGGTGGCCGGGCCCTGCACAGCCGGGGCGATAATGGCGCGGTGCGCAGCGACCGGCTGCAGGCTGTAGAGAGAGTTTTCACCCGGGTGGAGTACATGGTATATGCCGGTAATTGAGCTGCAGCGCGTGCCCGGCACGCCAAAGGAGCGCATCGCGGTACCGGCGGGCACCGCGCTGGCCGACTGGCTGCTGGCCGCCGACATTCACGCCGACGTGATGGTGGTGGTCAACGGTCGCGAGATTGGCCCGGACGAGGATGTCGGCTTTCTGCTGACCGACGCGGATCGGGTGCAGGTGTTCGACCAGCCAAAGGGCGTGCTGGCGGTGGTGAAGCCGCTGTTTAAGCTGATCAGCAAGGTGCTGTCCTTCCTGGTGCCGAAGCCGTCCGTTTCCGTGGCCGACAGCAACGGCAAAGAGAGCCCGAACAACAAGTTGACCGGACAGACCAACGTCGCCCGAACCTATCAGGCCAGGCCGGACGTTTACGGCGAAGTACGGTCGTTCCCCGACCTGATCCAGCAGTCCTGTTATGAGTACATTAACGACAAAAAGTACATCACCGAGGTGATGAATTTCGGCATCGGCAGATACGACGTGAGCTCGGTTCGCTATTCGGAAACTAACCTGGGATCGCTGGCCGGGGCCACCTACAGCATTTACAACCCCGGCGAGGTGATAGGGCAGCTTATCGAGCCGTACCTGTTCGACGGCATCGACGGGCAGGAGGTGCCCGGTAAAAATGAGTCAGAGTCTACGCCCGTTGAAAGCGCGACGACGAACACCGTGATTTCGGGTGAATACTCCGGCGGCCAGATTGCCGTCTCCATCCCAAAAAACACTGAGTTCGATTATTTCCTCGGGCTTTCGTTTCCGCACGCGGTCAGCTTCACGCTGAACGTGACTTACAACACCGCATCAGGAGTGGTCACCAAAGATGTGGGCCTGAGTGGCAACCTGATCGGGGCGGTGGAAACCAATGATGGCGCCGTACCTCCTGCCGACTATCGGTACACCTTCACCATCACCGATATTACGGGCGACGTTACCCAGTACCTGACTACGGCGACGATCAATAACAGCAGATTCACCCTGGTGGACAAGGCGACTCTGGTGGTTGGCCCGTTCGTGTCGCCCATCAGCTCAACCGCTATCTGGGTTCACACGGTGTCTGACCTCGGGCCCGTTGATGGCACAACCGACTTTGTTATCAAGTGCTGGGCGGTGGATGAGAATAACAACCAAATCCCCGGTACGCTGCAGACCGTCTCTGACAGCATCGACAACCCCTTCAACGTCACGACCAAGTCTTATTACCGGACCTATAAATTCACCCCGGCTTACGGCCTGGCGAAGTATGCAGTCAGCATCGAGCGAACCAACAACAGTAACTCGGGAAACAAGCTCACGCTCGATGGCGTGCACGCCATAAACGTCAGAAATGGCGTCGTTTACCCGAATGATACGCTGGTAAAGGTCACCATCCGCGCAACGGAAAGGCCCACCAATATTCATGAAAGGAAATACAACGCGCTGATCACCCGGCACACCATCAGTTACAACCGGAGCACCCGGCAGGTCGATTACACGCTGCGCCCGTCGCGCTCTTTCGCCGATGCCGTGGCGCACACCTGGCTTGTTATGGGCAGGCAGGACGTGACCAGCATCGACCTGCAGGCGCTGTACGACATTGCCGCCGAGCTGAGCGATCCGCGCCTGGGTTACTTCGATTACACCTTTGACGATGAGGATGTTTCGCTGGGCAGCCGGGTGGCGTCGATATGCGGCGCCGCGCGGGTTACCGCTTTCTCGGAGGACGGCGTGCTGTCGTTTGTGCGTAATCAGGCGGTGCCGTACCCGGCCACCACCTTCAACCGTGCCAACATGACCAGTGACGGCTACAGGCTGACCTATGAAATGACCATGCCCGGCGGCTATGACGGGGTGGAAATTGAGTACGTCAGCCCGACGACCAACAAAAAGACCTACATCCGCCTGCGGATCACCGCAACGGGGATTGTCGAGCAGGCGGCCGAATCGCCGCTAAAGGTGACAATCGTCGGCTGCAGGAACGAATTCCAGGCACGTGATCGCGCATTTATGGAGGCCCGGCGGCTGATTTACTCCCGCGGTAAAATGACCTGCACCACGCTGGCGGACGGGCAGTACGTGTCGGTTGGGGATATGGTGCAGGTGCCGGATACCTTCGACACTAACCAGCAGTCGGGCTACATCGTGAAGCGCACCGGCAATGACTTCGACACCAGCGAGGCGATCGTCTTCGCCGGCGCGATGTTCGTGACCGTCACGGATGACCTGGGCAGCACTTCGGCGCGCTATCCGGCCATCGCCCGGGCAGACACCCGCTTTGGCTTCACAGCTGCGCTGCCGGCCATCGCGCTGAACATCTGGGACGGCTACGACGTGCAGTCGCCATCACGCTACGTGATCGCCACGCAGGAAGAGATGGACGGCACCCTGTGGCTGGTGGACGACAAAAAACCGAACAGCGACGGCACCACGGCCTTCACGCTCTCTGAATATAACGACAGCATCTACTCCTGATCGATTCCTCCACCAACACCCGGCCACCGCGCCGGGTTTTTTATTGGAAAAATTATGGCGACGACACCAACTAATGATCCGGTTCCAAGTAGCTCACCGAGAAACTTACTCTTCAACGCCGAAAAAATGGATGAGGCGATCAACTCCCAGCAGCAGAATTACACCGATCGCCTGGGCACAGAGAGGAGGACGTGGGCGGGTATTGAGGCTGAAAACGAAGAAAGGATAACCGGGGCGATCCAGAACATCATGCCTCTGGGCAAACAGTACGCCACACTGCCCGCCGCACAGGCTGATGTCAGCGCCGGTGTCATCGCCGTCGGGGCCTATGCTTACGTCCGCAGCTCCGCCAGCGCTTCGCTGGCAGACGAGTATCAGAACGTTGCAGGCACCCTGACCGCTACGGGCAAGGTGATGTTGTCTCAGCAGGGTGTAAACGAGATCATCAGCAAGCTGATGCTGCAGGTTGAAGGCAAAGGGCTCTACTTCCGGGACGCTCTCGGGCGGGTGGTGACGGTGGTCGATGATAAGGGCGTGGTCGCCCCGCGCAGCGTCCGTAAAAACGCTGACGGCAGCTTTGGCACGGACGCTGCGAGCGTGTCCGGCTCTGAGGTGTCGCTCTCATCCGGCGGGAATAAAATCCGGGTCAGCGGACCGGCCTTTCTGAAGGTGACCGACAGCCTGGGGCGCAGCAGAACCATCATCGACGATAAGGGGCAGCTGGTCGGCGTGGAGCAGGGCGGCGGCAGCGACGACAGTATCGCGGTAACGAACAACCGCAACCTGAACTATTACGCCCGGGTGCGCAGCCAGTATAACGCCGGCATTGAGCGGCTGATTTTTGCCCTGACGCATATCATCGTCGACGGCCAGTCGCTCTCCACCTTCCAGGAGGGTTATCCGGCGCTCAGCAAGACGGCTTACGCGGCGCTGGGTAACCTCATGATCGGCAACAGCTGCCGCCCGTCCAGCAGAACCAACCCGGCTTTTGTCCCGGTTGGCGCGGCCGCGCTCACCCCCCTGGTCGCGGTGACCCAGACCGCCGACGGCTCCGCCGTGATGACCGATGCGGAAGTGTCCGCGCTGCCCGCCGGCTCGCCGAACGAGGGTGAGGGCGGCGTTGCTGCGGTGAATATGCTCCGAAGCCTGTTCCTTAAGCACATGTCGCTTTCGTCAGACGAAACGCGCCGGCTGCTGCTGTCGGTCTGCGGCGTGAACGGGCGGACGGTTGAGCAGCTGTCAAAGGGGGCCAGCCCGGAGCTGTATAACCGCGTGCGCGAAGCCGTGAATCTGGCCAGGTCTCTGGCGACAACCGCCGGTAAGTCTTACGGGATTGGGGCGCTCTGCTTCCTGCAGGGTGAGTGGAACTACAACCCGACCTACGGCGGCGACACCACGCGGGCGGGGTACAGGGCGAAGGTTAAGCAGCTTTACGCCGACTTTGTGGCTGACTTCTGCACCGGCCAGCTGCCGCCGGCGATGTTCACCTATCAGACCAGCGCCAGCTTTACCAGCGACACCAACGAGCTGGCTATCGGTATGGCCCAGCTGGATATGGCAAAGGAGGGCGGAAATTATTACGGGGTCTGTCCGTCCTACCCCTTCCCGGACAAAGGCGGCCACCTGACCAGCAACGGCTACCGCTGGATGGATATGTTCTTTGCCAAAGTGATGTTTCGGGTGCTGGTGCTGGGTGAGGGCTGGGAGCCGCTGCACTGCACGTCTGCGGAAGTCACCGATAACCACGCGCTGCTCAGCTACGCCGTGCCTTACCCGCCGCTTAAGTGGGGCAGGCCTTACGTGGGGGCGGTGGCAACCGACTATGCGGACAAAGGATTCCGCGCCACGGATGACGCCGGCGCGCTGGCAATAACGTCGGTGGAGATCGTCGCCGACACCATCGTGAAGATTAACTTTGGCCGCAACGTCAGCGGCACCCTGAAAATCTGGTACGCCGACAAAACCGCGCACAACGGCAACGGCTGCCTGCAGGACTCCGATCCGTTCGTTGCGATGGAGAATTACAGCTACACCGCCGGCTCCGGCCAGCAGCCTGCCGAAAACATCGCAGAGCTGGTCAACAAGCCTTATCCGCTGAACAACTGGGCCTGGGCTCAGGTCATCACCGTCACCGCCTGAAGAGGACATTATGGGATTCACACTACTCTCTAACAACGCGCTTTCTCAGGTATCCGATCCTGATGAGTTCACCCCCGGCTGGGACACAACCGGGCTGATGTATGCCAACGTCTTTTCCGCCGCGGGGCTGACGGATAACTTTGTGCCGGGCGGCGTTAAGCCCTCGGTGTCGGGCACGCTCACGGTCACCGGCGGCTATCTTAAGGCCGGGAACAACGTCAACTATCTCGACCTGGGCATTACCGATACGGACAACATGACGCTGATTGTGGTGAGCCGTCGCGCGAGCCTGGCGGATAACCGGGCATTGATTTCGAACTACAACGGCGCGGGCGATCCGGGTAAAAGCCTGATGTACAGCGCGGCCAATGCTCAGCTGTTCCTGGCAAAGGCCGACTCAGCGGGAACGGTAAGCGCGTCCAGCATCACCTCCGCGCTGGGCGTGGAAACCGGAACCATGCTGACCGGCAGATTTACGGCCGCCACCGGTGCGCAGCTGAACAACCTGACCGAGGCCAAAACCGGCCTGTACACGCTGCCGGCGGGTTCAACGCTGGTGAAAAGCACCGCGCTGAGAACGCTGCGGCTTGGCGGCGCCCCGACGCTGTTCGGTGTGAGCGGCGCTGCGGTGGATATTGCCGCCGCGCTGGTCTTCTCACGCGTGCTGACCGACGCCGAGCTGGCGACGATCCGCGCCTGGCTGCAAAAAGTCATCCCTTCGGTGGCGTTCTGACGGCCGCATGCTGAGGGTGTCGCCGGGCTGACACTGTGTGGCGGCTAATGTTGAAGGGTGAGTGCACAGGGATGTGCATAAATATTTATTTACAATTTTGCGGGTTTTTGATACAAGTGAGATTCCATCACATGCTAATTGTAAGGGATTTCATGAGGCTTTTCAGTTGGTTGTTAGAGGTTTTGCTTTCCGCTCTGATTTTCATTCTCTTCATACCCGTCCTGATAGCGTTCGCAATATACATAAAAATTTATGACGGTGGCCCTGTGTTTTTTATGCAGGAGAGAGAGGGGCATAACGGGAAAACGTTCCGCGCAGTAAAGCTTCGCACCATGAAATTAAACGTGGCAGAAGTGTTTGAAAAAGAGATCAAAACTAATCCTGAGCTGCTCCGGCAGGTTCAGGTTTACAACAAAATTGTTACCCAGATGGACCCGAGGGTGGCGGGGCGGTTTTCTAATTTCCTGCGGCGCTCCAGCCTTGACGAAACCAGCCAGATTATCAACGTCATCAAAGGCGAGATGAACGTTATCGGGCCGCGCCCGCTGCCGCTCTATGACGCCGAAAAGGTCAGGCCGGACAGGATGGCAAAACGTTCGACCATTAAGCCCGGTCTCACCGGCCTGTGGCAGATATCCGGTCGCAACACCACCACGTTCGACAACATGATCCGCTACGACCTGTTTTACGTGGATCACAAATCTTTCCCCCTCGACCTGGTGATTGCGGCAAAGACGGCCTTCGTATTCTTTGAGACCGACAAAACCGGCTGACCGTAAGAGCCCCTCATCCAGGCACGTCTGGAATGCTTCACCGGATTCCTGACTTAAATTATCCGGCTAAACACCTACTTAACCTTCCCCCCCGCATTTCCCGCTTGATCGATCCCCTTCTGAGATAATACTGTATGGGTATACAGTATATTTCAGGAGGGTATCATGCCCCGCAAATCAGACATTCCCGCAGCATTCAGAAAAAGCGTCGTTCATGAACCGTCTGGCCGGCGGATCGTCCGCACCGTCGACTTTCAGCGCGAACTGGCAAACCTCAACCATGTTTTCACGTTGCGCGAAGCCAACCGCTGGATAGAGAACTACCAGAGCTGCTTCAAGGACATCTCCACCGAGGAGGGCGAACGCCGCACCTTCTTCCTCTACAACCCCAACAGCGCAGGGAGCTACTGATGGGCTTCCCCTCGCCAGCAACTGACTACATCGAAACCCGGATCAACCTCGACGATTTAATGGTCGCGCATCCGGCGGCGACAACCATCATTCGGGAGCCTGGCCGCATCTTGGTTATCGATCGGTCCGTGAAGATTAACCAGGGCGATACCGTGGCGTTTGAGCTGTTCGGGGAAGGGCACATCGGAAAGCTGATGGGGGAGTCGCTGATAACAGAGGAGGGTGAGGCGATTGAGGGGCAGGCGCTGGAGGATGTGGTGTTGCTGGGCTGCGTGACGTGGATCGTGCTGGAGGTTTTGGAAAGGCGCGAACCAACGATTTGA